TAATTATATAAAGTATGGTAATATTATTAATAAGTATGACATAGGCTAAAAACATTGAACATTGTATCTTAATTATCCAATGGCTACCAGTTAGAAACCTTGGCGAAGGAATAAATTACTAACTGGTTGTCTAATGTAATTATATTTCATTTTTTAAAATAAATCAATACAAAATTTCAAAAATTTTCTATTTTCATAAAATAAAATTTTGAATGGGGGGATAACGTGTTTATTATTAATACTTCTTTAATTTCTAGTAAAATAGATAACAACTATGCATCCCAATCAGAATTTGCAGATAAACTTGGAATAACTGCTTCAAAACTTAGTAGATTTTTAAATTCTAATAATAAAAATGTAGACTTAGATTTATTGTATAGAATATCTGTATTATTAAAGTTATCTATTAGTGAAATTATCATCAAAGATGAAGATGATATAAAAATCCAACGTGAAAAAGATATTGTCTCCGAAATGGAAACTGATATTGAAAAATTGTATATAAAAATAAAATCACTAAAAGATAAAATTACTAATGATTCAATAATTGTAAAAGATGAAAATGCAGATTATTTAATATTTAATAAAGAACAAGTTTATACATTTGAATTTAAATCTAAAACAATTCCTCAAACTAGAGTTTGTAATATTAAAAATAAGTTATATAAATGGAACTTATATCCTTATTATCAAGATACACTTGATGATTATTTAAAAGTTGCCGAAGAACCTGAAAAAAAATATAACGAAGACTAATAGCAAACTATTATATTATACGAAAAATTCAGAACATATGGGTACCTGGATGGGAAAATTATTCAAATAACTTATTTCTTTCATCGGACAAATCTCTAAGGTCATAAATTTGGGTTGTTGATACATCCTTATGATGAGCAATAAACTTTGAAACAGCTTTAATATCTTTACCTTGTTCTAAAAGATAAGTAATTGCAGAAGCTTTAAATAAATGTGGATTAATTCTTCTTCCTACTATTTTTGATAAAACATTTTTACAAAAATAATTAGCCCATGATTCACTAATTTGTTTAATTTCTCCTCCATATTTTGTAGTAAAAATATATTCATGTTTATATCCACGTTTTTCAACCCATAATTTCATATACTTAATAGCTTCTTCATTACACATGAACCTAAGGGGCTTACCATCAACCGATTTCCCTTTTCCCCTAACGGTATGTGTTAATATATAATTTTTACCTTCTTCTTTTTTATAATCTAATATCTCAGTTTTAAATTGTCTAATTTCATTTCTCCTGCCTCCTACATTAAATGCAGTAGCAGTCCATGCCATACCTAGATAATCTTCTTTATCTTCTAATACTTTCATCATTAACTGATATTCATCTACAGATACTTTAATTTTTTCATATACTTGATTTTTTGCCAAAGCAGGTAGTCCCCTTGTAAAATTTCTGAATGTCTTGTAATCTTCTTCTTCATCAGCAATTATTGTTTCAATAAAATTGCAAAGAGAAGATACAGCCGCCTTTTTAAGATTTAATCCACTAGAAGATAATCCATGCTCCATTAAATAACTACGATATTTAAGAAAATCACGTTTTGTTATTTCGTAAAGTGGTTTATTTTTACATTTAATTTTAATAAACCAAAAGAACTGTTTAAGTGCTGACCAATATTGAATTACAGTTTTCTTAGATAATTGAGGATTGGTATCAAAATATTCTTGAACAATATATCTATTATGTTCATTAACTTGATTCCACATTTCGTCAGTAACTTCATCTAGTTTATCTGCTCTTTCACGAAGCATGTTTTGTTCTATATCAATCAATTTACTCACCACCTAAATTTATTTTTTATATCCATAAAAAAATACACCCACAATTTAATGAGTGTACATTTCTAGGGATATAAAATCCCTATTCTGAATCTATACCCTTTTGTCTAAGTAACCTTTTTAATTCTTTAACATGACCTTTATTATTTTCTAACTTCTCAACTGTATTTTCCATATATGGTCTTGGTTGAGTCCAAGGATAACTATTATTATTAAATATATTAGGTACTTGACCACGTTGAATCCAGTCTGCTAATTCACTACCAACATTTTCACCAGTAACTATACTAGTATGATGCATAGCATTTTCGTCATGCTCTATTACAATTTCAATATTATTTTTTGATTCTTTTTCTGTCTTAGATTTTATACTTTCTTTTAATTCATAAGTCCTTTCATATACACTAGGACTATAAGATTGATAAATGTCATTATCTATTTGTTGTTTAGTTTCTTCAGCAATATATTTACCTAAATCTTTAGCACTTTCTTTGACTTGTGATTTAATAAATTGTTCTAATTGACTTAGGGTTTCAAATGATTTAGCCATATAATCACTTCCTATTATTTACCTTCTAATTCAGCTAACTTAGCTTTCAATTCTTCAATTTCTTTTTGTTTAGGGTCAATTTCTTCTTTAGGTAATAACTTCTCTAATTCTTCCTTTGGTAATTCGGCTAGGTTTTGAATATTTTTAATCATTCTATTTCCTACAAACTTAATTATGTCATTTAATTCATCTACAACTTCAAGTAACTCATCACTTGGATCTTCTAATATTTCATTTAATAATTCTTCATTGTCTTCTAAGTCTAAATGTATATTAGTAAGCATTGGAATAAGTTGTAACATTATATCTCTACCAGATATCTCAATATCTTGTGATTTTTCATCAATACTTTTAGTTATTAGTTCCATAATTTCTTTCTTTTGTTCTGGATTGGGATTATAAACCACAATTCCATTGTCAAATTCTTTTCTAATTTCTTTTCTTTTTAATTCACTAAAATTAATAACTTTGCTCACTCAATTTTCCTCCCTTAATTAAAAATTATTTAAAACGAAAATTTTATTTAAATATAAATAGACAAAAATAAAAAAGGATTTGTAATTTCTCGAGTTAACTACAAATCCTTGATATTAATTTGCTATATCAAATTGTTTTAAATCTGATTCTGAAATTCTCCTTAATTCTCCAAAATTATAATCTTTTTCATATTGGCTACATATTACTTTTGAATTATCTATATCAAATTTAATCCAAGTATGACCAGTCGATATATATTGTTTTGCATACTCTATCATTTCTTTGATTTTATCATCTGAAGGTAATAAGTCTTGTTTAGATATAATTCTTATTTCTTTCCATCCTTTATTTATTAAAAAATATTTTCTATTTATTTCTTTCTTATTAAATTCTTCTTTTGTTATATCACCAAATTCAATACTTAAGTTATGCCCTGACCCATCATATTCAATATAAATATTATCATCAATAACTATATCTAACATAAGATTATTAACAGGATAATTTATTTCACCATTAATTAAATTAGCAATATAATCTTGTTGTCTACTGCTTTGACCAGTTCCATTTCTATATTTTGTTTTAACCATCTTTGGTATTCTTTTTTCTACAACATTAGGTATTTTCATTAAATGCGTTACGCCATATTTTTTCATATGGGTTTTTCTAGTCTTTATTTTATATTCTTCTGTTTGTGTATAATTTTCAACACCATACTTTTCTAAACAAGTTTTTTTTGATTTATTTTTTATATATTCATTTTGAAGTGGATTATCTGTTCCATATCTTTTACGAAATGTTTTAACTTTTTTATTTTTAATTTTTTCAACTTGTGATATATTTGTTACATTATATTTTTTCTTTAATGTTTCCTTACTTTTATCTATTATTGCTTGATTCAACAAGGGTGTTTTGCTACCATATTTTTGATAACATGTTTCTTCACGTTTTTGTTGAACGGCATCTAGTTTATTTATATTTGATACATTATAAGTTTTCAGAACGCTTTCTTCTCTTTTAATTTTCATACAATTAGGATTATTGCAGCAGTCTTTATGAATGATAGATTTTTTATTATTTTTAATATAATCTGAATAACTTTTCTCATATATATTCCTACAACCTTCTTCATTATAGTCACATTTAATTTTAACTTTAGCATGACTATTAATTTTTAAATCTTCTATTTTAACTTCAAATTCATCGAGATGTTTGGTATATTTATATCCCAATTCTTCATAATAATCTTTATTTCTAGGATGCCATTTTACTATTACTTTCTTAGTTAATAACATTTTAAAATCATCTCCTTATTTATATAAAAATAAGAAGAAGGCAGGAACTTACCCTGCCATACATGTTCTTATAAATATTATATTTTTATTTACTATTAATACTTAATATAATCAATATAGTTTCCATTTTCTCCTGCAAGTAAATCAAATGTCATTTCAATTGTAGTTGGATCACCTTCAGAAGCCATTGTTAATGTGAAATTCGCCATTGGTTTAGCTTTATATGCAATCATTTGGAATGCCTCATTAACACCAGTTGCTTTATTTTTTATTAATGTGTCACCAACAATTTTACATTCTTTAGGGAATGAATCAATTTTGAATTCAATTTTTTCAGCAGTTGCTTCAGATGTAAACTGATAATAAGCAACATATTGTTCGCCATCTACTCCATCTGTTATTTCAACTGTAGTTCCAGTTACATTTATAGTTTCTTCACTACCTGTAACAGCATCTTCTGCAATTGGGAAAACAGTTACAGTATCAGTAACAGGAGTTTCAGAAAGAGTAATTTCTATTGTTCCAACATTATCGGTTGCTGTTAATACTTCTCTTTTAAATATATTAGTAGTACCTGTAGTTACAGTTGCACCTGCTAAAAGAGAAATCATTCTGAAGTCAATTATTTGTGTAGACACAGTAAGTGTTGACTCCTTATTTCCATCAAAAGCTACCTGCTTAAAATTTCCCTTTCCCCCTCGAGCATAAGTAGTATCTGCACTATGTTCGTTGTTTGAAGTTAAAGCATAATCCATGTAAAGGAAAGGTTTATTAGTTGATAAATCATAAAACGTCAAATCGGCAACTTCCCTTAAGCCGTATTTTGTTACTGGCATATTATATCTACCTCCTATTAAATTATTCTTTATTTGAACTTGACCAATGTTTTAAATCTTTTATTTCTGCACCTTGAATCATTGCAGAAATATGAACATGATATTGGTCAATCATGTTTAATCTCTTATATTGGTCATATAACTGATAAACAGTTAAATCCCATATATTAAATAAATTGTAACTAGGATGTTTTGAAGCAACACTAGAAATAATATTGTCTAGGGTAATACTTTCGTCATTATTATTTTTCTCACGCTTTTCTCTAGCTTTTTTCATTCTTTCTGCTATCTGTTTAGCCTTTTCATCCGCATACGTTTCTTTTTTGTTTTCTAATTTAAGACCATTTATCTTTTTTATTACATTTACAAAATCTAAATAATTATCTTGATTTAAATAAAACCCATCAACACCAATAGCAAAAGACTTGTATTTATCAAAATAATTGGGTTTTTCATTAATAAAAAAAGAACAAGCCTTTTCAAACTCGTTCCTGATATCGTAATAACCACAAATAATTTGAAATAATTCATTATAATCATTAATACTTTCAGGTAAATTTGTGATTATTAAGAGATATTTATAATAAACATTCATTCCTACTTGTTTTATTTTTTTTAAGGTGGGTTGATATATAAAACCTATATTTTCAACAAATATAGGTTCTCCACTTAATAATTTTAATTCATCAATATTTAACATTAATCAAACTCATGAGTTGTGAATTTAAACTCATATCCTGTAAATGGAATATCTGTATTAAATATTAATTCTCTAGCATATTTATATCTTAATTCACCTATACCAACTTCAATATTAGTCATTAAATTAGTAATTAATGGGATTAAACTTAATACTCTTGAACCTTCATTAATTGATACCAAATTTTTATGGACTAATAACCTTATCACAATTTCCTCAATTTTATAATTTGAAAGTCCTTCCTTTGGAATATAAGGAAATGAAACAGTAAGATATGTTTTAGTCTCAGTTTGAACAGTTGGTATAAAACTATACGGAAAAATTCTATCATGGATTAAAGAATATGGATTAGGTAAATCTGGTTGTTCTAGTGGATTAGCTGTATCATATGCGACCATTTTTGATATTTCTTTAGATTCTACTAATGCTACTAAAATATTACTCATATCTTCGTTTAAATTCCATTCATTAATAAAAACCACCCCCTATGGTGGAATTATCTTTCATTAAAATACACTTTTTATAGTTATTTCTTTAGTATAAATATTACCTAAACCGTCATCAGCAGTAAGTATTATGCTACCCATAGTTACCCCTTTGAGTGTAATACTTCTACTATTTTGAGATACTATACTGGCGTTACTATTAGACAAACTCCAACTTACATCAATATCAATAGTGTAAGTTTGTTGTTGATTTAAGTTAATAGTAGAACTTCCAACTATCTCAGAAGTTGATGGCTCTACATAATCTGCAATATTTTCTTCAAGATTATCTACACTAGCTTGATATTGGTCTTTTTTCATGATTATTAATAATAACCCAGGTCTAACTAAACTTTTAATATCAGTTACTTTGTATACCTCATATTCACTATTATTAAATATAAATCTTTGATTTAATGAAATTTGTTTAGTTACATCATTATTAGAAATAGTAACTAATATCATATCGTCAGCAAGAATTAAATGCTTAGTTTCGTCTAACCCATCTGATGTTTGTGAATTTTTGTCTTCAATGATACATGGAATTGTTTGTTTGGTCAATGTGGAGTCTTGAAAAGATATTGTGTTAGAACAATATCCTATCACTCCTTTGGTATACACTAATTTATTTAAATCTGTTTCAATGCACAACCAGTATTTAGAATCCCATGTTATTAAGTCGCCAACATTAATATTTTCATCTGGCTTAGTTATTATTATTTTAGTATCAGGTTTTCTATTAAGGGAATTTTCTTCAATAATAATTACATCTTGTGATACATCATTAATTTTAACTTGAAAATAAGATGGATTATTTTTGAAATCTTTAAATATTTGATCTTTTAATACTTCAATTTGACCATCTTTAGTTCCTACTTTATAAGCGTCAAGTCTATTTTTATACAAATCAATATCTAAAGACAAATAATCCACCTCCTTTATTTTATATTTTTAATTAATATTCTGACAAAGTAAATCTTCTCCAATTAGCATCATAAATACTATTAGGTGCTATATTTACATAATAATAAGTTTCATCTTGCATCATTGTATAAGGCACAGGTGCAACAGTTCCATATTGTCCACCAGAAAAACTCTTTTGTGCTTCAGCAACAGACAAAGCTGTAGAACCATCTCCACTTGCGGTAGCAGTTATTCCAGCTAAAACATCAATAGCTGCCGCAACCAAAGTAGCAGTATTTTTTGTTGCATCTAAAGCTCCAGCACCATCAGTACCTAATGTTACTACTATATCAGTTCCTGTTAATGAAACATCTAAATCAACATCGGTACCAGAACCTTCAACCACTTCAACCGTATAACTATTACCTCCAGTACCAACCGCATCTATTGTAATAGTTACTGTTCCGTTTGTACCTGAGCCAATTGTAGCAGTAGCACTTTTGGCATTTTGAGGTGCAGTCCCATCAAACCAAGATTGTTGAATAAAAAAATTGCTCATAAATTCACCCCACTACAAGTTATATTTTTTAATTATTTTGTTAATGATATTAATACACTCAAACACTTCTTTTCTACAAATATCATGATCATATTTTTCATTTATCAAAAACTCAATTTTATTAAGAAGTGTTATAAAATAACCGTCATATTTTAATTCTTCTACCAAGTTCATATTACCGATTAATTCTCTTTGTAGACTTTCCATATATTCTTTTAGGTGAATATCTTTTTCTTCTGTCATAGGAAGTATTTTCCATACTCGACCTATAAGAAATTGGAAATAGTTCGCAAAATATTCATTTGGAATAGCATAATATTTGGTTTTAATCATAATAATTAGCCCTTCGTTAAATCATCTAAGTCGGCAGAACTATAAGTATAAGAAACTATTAGACGGTTTGTTTCAGATTCAGTATCTTTTTTTAATTGTTGTAATTCCTTTAAGTGATTAGCCTGAGAATATATACGAAAATCTTTAGTAGACATACTTTGTTTTAATAATTCTATTGAGTTTATTTTTGGTCTTAACCATTCAATAACCATTAAATTAGCAAGAATTTCAATTTCTTCATCGGTTAAAGTTTGATTATATTGTCTTAAATTTTCATCCCTATCAGAAACTTTACTACATTTTTTAAACTTTACATTTGCACTTTCTCTATAGCCATCTAGTAATTTTTGCAAATCTGCTAATTCTAAGGATAATAAATAATCATCAGTTATCTTTCCTAAGAATTTATTATCAACTACTTCATAGGAGGTTGCCATATATTATCCCTCCCTATAAAGACAAGTCTATATTTAATTTCTTTTCAATTGTTTCAATAATACTAATTGAATCTAATTTCTTCTCTTTTTTAAGTTCAAAAGCTCTATCTACTACTAATTTCTTTATTCCATTTGGAATAACTTCTAAAATTTCTCCAAGTTCTTTAGGTGATTTAGAAAATATCTTATCTAAGTTTTCTAAATCAATAATATTTTTATAATAATGATCAACTTTCAAATCTTCTAGAACATCCCAGTCACAAATAATCCAAGGTTCTTGGAAGAAACTACGTTGTGAATTTCTCATATTAATAAGTTCTTTATATTCAATCCAGTTTTCATCTAAATATTTTTCCCAATCTATTCTATATCCTGGAACTGATTTACTTACATAGACTAATTTAGAATTAGTAATATTCACAACACATATTAATTCATTTAAATCTCTTTGTTTTCTAACAACAGGTGTTTCTGTTTTAGTGCCTTCCATAACTTTTTCAATTGTCTCTTTGACTTTTTCTTTGGGTTGTTCTATATTTTTAGGATTTTTTTTACACTTATTTAAGTGTGTTTCTATATAACTTTCAGCATAATCTTTACCACAAAATTCACATTCTACTCTTTTAGACATTATAAACTCTCCTTTTATTCTTAAAAATTGATAAAATAAAAACTAGGGGAACTAAGCCCCTAGTAAATTATGCAGATATTCTATACTGTCCATATAGTTGATTAAGTACGATTCCAACGCCCCATCTTTCTCCTGCAAATAAATCTACAGTTAAATCAGCGTTATTAAATGCAGTACCTTGTTCAAATATTGCTTCACCTTCAGTAACAAACTTAATAGGTTTACTATCTGATGTAACTATCCATAAATCATTATCAGATATAGCAAAATCATAAGTACCAACACTATGAGACTGCTTAATCATCATCATTGGAGTACCATTAAATACACCATAATATCCCATTTGATTCTTTCTTTCTTTAGCATCTTCAGATACAACAGCAGTAGTAACTTTGCTTAATGCCTTCTTAGTACCAATTATAATTGGGTTTCCACCAGTAGATGCTTCAACATGTTGAATTATATCTATTAAATTATCTTCGGTGTAAGAACCAGTAGTTGTAAATGCAGCAGGAAGACCACTAATACCTTGATAGAAAGTAGTATAAATAGCATTCATTCTCTTATTTGCAAATGATCTTCTCATCTTATCTACAAATTCTACTATGTCAATTCTACCTGAAAGAAGTCTATTCATTTCTTCATAAGCTGAAATAGTGTAAAGATTTGTAGGTATACTTTCGTTTTTACCTTTATTGATTCTTTGTCTTAACGTAGATCCTACACCTTCGGCTGTTTTTGCTACAGTGAATAAGGTATTGTCACTAATATAAAACTGATTCTCATCCCCTAAAGCGATATTGCGAAAATCAACAAATTCATTAAAGAAATCATTTTCTTCAAATCCTTGAACATCATTTAATTCTAGGATAGTTTCAATTATTTCAAATAACTCAGTATTTTTTCTCATTGATTTATAATCTAATTTTTTACTTCCACCATTTGCCTCAACTAATGCTTCATTTAAAACTCTTAATTGTTCATCTCTATCGCCTGAAGCAAATTCAGTATTTACTTTATTTTTACAAATATCAACTGCTAATTTTATAATAGCATTTTTATCTGCCATAATATTATTCCTCCTTAAATATTATATTTTTACACATAAGTTATTACGCAACGCTAATTACTTCAAGCCTTACCATTGGGATGGCTCTCGTTCCAAAAGTCCATCTTTTTACGATTTTACACACTAATGAAGCACCAGCAGTAGCTGATGCAGCTTCAACTAGCTTATTACCAGTAGCAGGAGTCTCTGCAACATTACCTTCAACAACTTGGTCATTAGCTAAAGCAGTAATCATAGATTCACTTATTGAGAAAACATCGCCAACCATAGGTTTCCTTACTCTAAATGCTTTATCTGCTTCATTTTCAAAATCATCTAACCCTTTTGTAGTTTCTTCAGAAGTTATCAACTCTACACCATCAACTAAATAAACTACATCTGTGTTAGCAGTTACAGCACCAGATTCATATAAATCTGTTTCGCCTGACACTAAATCTCCTAATACTACTAATGAACCATTTTCAATTGCAGTAGCCTGCTGTGCATTTCTTAAAAGACTTCCTAATTTAGTAGAAGCCATATTTTCAGCAATAAAAATACCTTTTGCCATAATTTATTCCTCCTTAAATATTATATTATTGTTTGTTAAATTTTAAAGATAAATCTCCATATGGAGATTGTATAACTTTATCATTTTCTAAATTAACACCAATTTTAATTTTTTTCTTTGTATCCTTTTTAGAGAATTTGTTATTTGACTTAACATATAATAAAGCCAATTCTTTCTCTAATTCTTCAATAGTGTAATTGTTTTTATTTTCTTTTAAAAGTGTATATTCTGCATTGTCTTTTAATAATTCATCATACAATTCAAATAATTCATTTTGTTGTTCTTCAAATCGTGCCTTTTCAACAGAAGATTTGAATTCTCTAAGTTTATTAACTTCGGACTCTAGCGTATTATAGTTTTCTTGTAAGGTTGAATGCTCATCCTTTAATGTCTCTAATTCATTAGAAATTTGTGTAAACTGATTTCTCTGTTCTTCAATTAATTGATTTTCTTCTTCGGTCAACCAAACTAAAATCATTTTTTCAAATTCACCTGTAATAGTAGCTTCTATAGTTTCCTCATTGAATTCATATGTAAATCTGCCATAATCTGATTCATAATCATCTTCAAACCAATGACTTCTTTCTACATAAACATATTCATCATCAAAATCAGCTACCCAATAATAAGTTTCTTCAATTATGTTGCCATCATCATCTCTTACTATTTCAGAATCTAATGCATTTCTTAATGCATCTCTCTTTTGATTATAAGTAGCAAATTTACTAGTCACTACACTCTCACCCCCTTTGTCGGAAGTTTTGCATTCTTTACTTGTTTTTTGTTGGTCTTGATATTTTTTTAAATCTTCATTTAATTTTTCAATCTTGCTATAAAAATCTTTAGGTACTTTTTCACTAAATTGACCAACAACATTTAATTCAGCACCTTGCATAGCAGGTATGACATCATCGCCTAAAATAGTTATACCAAGATATCTAAATTTGGTAATATTAATTGTGCCATCCGTATTAATTTCATAACCATCAACTGCAATTTCCATTGAAACTGATTTGTTAGGATTATCTTTTAAAATTTCATATCCTTGATTAAGATACTCTTTCCACAAATAACCTCGACATGTTACATATTTCTTATTATCTTCTTCTTGAATAGCATAATTATTTGATTCAGGTACAACACCTAAAGGACGTTCAAGGTAAATTACTTTAACTCCATCTTCTCCAAATGATATCTCAATCTCATGACCTGCAAAATCCTTTTGATCTGTTCCATCTACTTTTTTTATATATCCAAGTATGGGTTTATTTTTAAGTGATTCCTTGGCATCATTTATTGCTTCTTCAAAAAAAGTAGAATTATTGAGATTTAAACCATCATGCATAACTTTGATGTCTACAGGAATAAGACTATCATCATATGAATAATCTTTTATTTCTGTAAATGTTACTGGTAAACTGAAATACTTTTTATTCTTCAAATTTAACCACCACCTTAAAATTGTAATTTGTTAGTAAACATAAATTTACTTTTACTTACCCCCTCAAAATTAAACTTGAGGCTTTTATCATAAATAAAGGTCGCTTTATCATTATCTTGATTAAGCAACCTAAATCCACTTGACTTTAATTGTTCTTTTAATTTTTTATCAAAACAAACTATAAACATTATTCTTCATCACCACCATCAGAATTTTGATTAGTAGTTTCTTTATTTGGTTTACCTTTACCATCATTGATTACATTTTCACTCTCTCCACCAGGACTCGTATGTGATGAAGATAGTGGTATCCATAATTCATGCAAGCCTAAAACCTCATTCTCTAAAAATGCCATATCTGAAACTTCAGATTGATCAAGACCAAGCGATACAGCCAATCTTATTTTGTTTGAAATAGAAAATTGTGCTGCTTTGAGTTCTCTGTTTATAAAATCTGATTTATTAAAATTAGTAATAGGTAATATTTTAATCTTAAATTTATACTTCTTGTTGTTCTCATATTTAAGTTTTCTGTTTAACCATCTCTCTATTTGAAGAAGTAATGTAAATACGCTTTGTTCATCTGTAATAGTTGAATATTTCATAGCAGCATCAGTTGAACCACTATCGGTAAACAATTCTTTAGAAACACCGCTTGAACGCCAGAAATTATTAGTAGCCTCCTCGACTTTATCTGTTCCTACTTTATCGTCATTAAGTTTGAAAAGTTCCATCTTATCATATACAGATAATAAGAATCCGAATTGGTCTGGGAGTTGATTATTTACTTGATTTCCAAACTGAATTGCAGTATCTAAATCTAATGCAAAATTATTGGCAACTCCACTTTTATCATTCATATAAGGTATACTACCAACTAATATTGCAATATTTTGCATTTCTGTATTAGCCTTCTTTAAACTCTTATATTCCTGTATCTCATATATATCAGGAATCACACCAATAAACGGTGGGAAGGGATACATCACCGTTTCATCAGGCTTTATACAAATAGTTTTTTCACCAGAAAGTTCTTGCCATTCGACTCCGAGTTTATCTAATCTAGTGCGTTTTTTATTTTTGTTTTTACTTAATTTTTTATATACTAAATATTTCTCTTTAAATTCAGGTGCAAAATTATCTAAAAGACTTTCATCTTGCTCGAAATATTTAAAATTGAATTTAAAACTGAAAACACCATCTTCAAATCCAGTTATAGTACAATAATCTGGGTCTAATTTTTGTATAAAATAAGAATCATCAGTTGAATATTCATATCCATAAAAAACTCCTTCTCGAAAAGCAACTTGCATAATTTTTGAAAATTCATGTTGAATATTCATGTTTTCGAGTAAATTAAGAGTATCTTGATATGCTTTTTTGAACATTTCTATATTAATATTTTTTAAATCTAATTTATATGGTTTAATATACCAATATAACAAAGCCATTTGTCCATAATAATCACATAGTCTTTTATAATGTGGACTAACAATGTATAAAAATTTAGATAAGTTACGTAGTGTTTTTTCATTTTTCTGTGGATTTTGTAAAGCATTCATTACTTGTTCTTTGCTAAAGGTTTTAAAAAGTATTCCTGTTGTATTGGTTGCTTGTAAATCATTTATTACTAATTTTGCTAATTTTGCAAAGTCTACCTTGTAATATTTTTGAATTAATTCCTTTTGCTCTTCGGCAATTGTTTCGTGGGTTTTATTTTCATTGCTAATGGAACTCACCTCCTGTTATTCTTCAAACAATATTATATTTATGCTTATTTATATATTATTGGTTTTTTGTATGTTGAGAAGAGTTGGGAAATATTTATAGGTTTTGACTTTTCTTCAATTTTATTTTCATATTGCATAATATAATATAATCCATAAACTGTAGCTGAATAGCGGTCTTTATCTACCCTTTTTGTAAGTTGTTCAATACTTAATTTACCATTTTGTAGATGTTTTAATTTTAAATTAGATATTTCTTCAATAAGAAAATCAGTTTGCATCATTGGTGCTACTACATTATTAATATAATCTTTATCCTCTAATTCATACGAACTATCGTGTTTCATTAATAATTCTAATTTACTACTTTCAACCATATCAATAAAATTAACTATTATTTCATTATTAATACCTTGTGAATGTAATGCAAACAAACACTTATCAGCATCATCTTTATTGTCAGGGGTATGGTCTGTATTAATAGTATCCCAACATGGATACATTTCACCAGTTAACGGATCTGTTTGTTCTTTTAATAACTCATCTCTAATTCCTGAGCCAAGACCATTTTCATCAATTATTGCTACTCTTGCGTTATATCTATATTTAATACGTTTTAATTCAATAGCTTGTGCAGTAAAATTTAAAAAGTTTGGAACATATATTAAATTTACCAATCTGACCTTTTTGATTCTATTATTTTTTGTACTTCTAATTACTCTTAATACAGCAATAGAAGATTGGTTGTTTCCAGAATTTAAACTACGAGCAATATCCATAGAAACATAATACTCACCATTTTTAACTGGTTCTGTTTCAGGTTTAACAAGAGTTCTTAGTGCTAGTAATTTATTTATATTTACTAATGCATTATCGCTAGCACCAACCCATTTACTCCCATAATTCATTGCAAATGAAATGGGTGATAATCTATCTTTTTTTTCAAGTATTTGTGATTTTGTTTCTCCACGACCGTATTCACAAGCTAATTGCCAATCAGAACCAATTACAAATCTACCTTTTAATTCAGCCATTTCATCTACCATTCTTAAATTTCTTTCAAATTCATCAGAACCTCTAAAACCAGATGTTGTAAAAAAATTAATTTGTCCATTAAGTTCTTCTGGATTGACCACTGCTTCTTTGCCAATGGTTCTCCTTGGAATATTAGGTATTGGTTCAAGAACATCTTCAAATAAAGCATTATTAAGTAAAGCAGCTTCTTCTATATTTAATCTTTTTCTTCTAGCTCCTTTACTGCTTTGTTGATTGGCTAATATATCAATTCTTCCACCAGAAGTAAAAACAATTTCTACACTATCTTTAGAAAAAGACTCTTTTATAATTTCATTCTTAATTAAAGGATAAAATTTTACTATTTCTCTATGTTTTTCTTTGATTAATTTAGCAGCATTTTCTCTAGTTTGTGCTGACATTGCAATTTCTATATCAGGAAAAAATATTGCAGTTAGATACATTCCAAGAACTTCTTTAAATGTTTTACCATATCCTCTAGGGAATACTCCATAAACTGATAAAAATCTAAATAAAGCACGTAAATAAACTCTCTGATCTAAGTCCAATCTTATTCCACCAGTTTTAGGTGTTATCATATCTAAAAATAAATCAGGGTAAAATCTAGCCCAACTTAAAAAATATACATATTTTTTTATATTTTTTAAAAAACTATCTTCTTCCTTTTTACCTTTTGCAGAAACCGTAGAATTAAATTCTGGATTATGATTATTACGATTAGAGGTATATTTTTGATTATCGCTTTGAAAATTATTATAACTACTCATTTTCAAACACCTTATCATCTACATTATGTTGCAAATATTCTTGTTTCCTCTTCTCATAAAAATCATAAACCTCTTTATAATCACATAAAGGCATACCCTTTAAATCTCTTACATAATTAATATAACACCATATAGTAAAATCTACTTTATCTTTAGGTTTTTCTTTGAATTCTGGCAAGATAGGAACAATATCTTCATGTTGTTCAATTGCTCTAATTAATTCGCCGAATGTAGATAACCCACCTGTTAAATCTGCCTTACTTAATTGACTAGGATTAATTTTTGCAGCTGTAGCAGCTTTATTAGCTAATTCACCCCAACTTTTAGCATCTTTGGGATCACTTGATGCTATTGCTATTTCTTCCATAACACTATATCTTATATATTTTAATAATGCTTCGGTGTGCATTGAAGTTTTTTCGGGATAATTATTTTTGAGGAAACGATATTTTTTTTCAAATGCTAGATAAATATCATTATCATATCCATCTCCCCATTTTTCACGCAATTTTTTGAGTTCTTTTTGACTTAGGACTAATTCTTTTTCAGTATCATTATTTGTATTAGAATATTTACTTTCTTCATATACTTTTTCACCATTCAAAAAACCTTCGCCTTTATGGTTGAGATAGATTGACCTCATATAAACGCCTATTGTATCGCTTTTTTTATCACAAGCAGTTTGAAAGTCTTGACTATAAAAAGGTGCATTTATCATCATTAATATTTCTTTAAATTTATCTAATTTAACTTTTCCATTTTCATCATATACATAATCTTTTATACATTCCTTACAAATATGAATTTTTCCATTAGCATACATCTTATCGTTAATTGCACTGTAAAAATCTTTAAGTAACCATTCACCTTTACGTTTTTTACAAGAATTAGAATACTGCATAGTACATATTTGTTTATCTTGGCTTGATTTTGCCATATCTATCTCACCTCCCTTTATGATTTTTTAATTTACTCCCTTTTTTGGTGTAAGAACTTGGAAAGGCACTAGGATACAGGGAGTGGATACCATAGTCCTTTCATTAATTCCTACACATAAAAAAGCCTACTAGCAAAGCTAATAGACTCAATATATGTAGGAAATTAATTTCAATAAAACTACACTTTTAATTAATACTCTTCATCATCATAATACTCTTGTGGTTCACTATATTCAAAACCAACTCTAGGAGCAACATCATCAACAGGTTGCAAATCACTAATAGTAGCATTATTTTTACTTATAATAACACTCGCCCAAGAATTAAATAATTGTATAATAATATCAAAAGTTTGAACTATGTATATAGTTAAAATCCCTAAAACCCAACCACCTAAAAATAGTGCCATATTAGCACCTCGTTTCTATTATATTTATGTTTTATAAATTTATAAAAAATGTCCCCACACGTTCAACTTTGCCATTTACATTTTCAAATATTGTTAGCTTTTGTCTTGGTTTACTGGTTTTTCTAATATTTTTCGAGTGTTCACCAGTACCTACACCACTTGGATTTCCTATAAGATCAACAGAATGTACTTCTGATTCAAATGAATGATGTAGATGAGCATAAAATACTGCAATCGGAAATATCCTAGTCATCATAGTTAAATCTTGTATAACTTGGCTTGGTTTATCAAGATGTCCATGAACGAATAATGCTTTTTCATGGAAAATATCAACAACACCAATATTATCATCTAGTATATTATCAATTATCCTAACATTATTAACTGAAGCCATTCTTGCTTTTAAATACCAAGGTATAAATTTAGCAAATGACTCTTTTTCAATATGCTCTTTTTTATTAGGATTAATCCTACTATGGTTGTCAAGAACTGACAAAAATTCTACACTATCAAGTTCTTTAGCAAATTCCATTAGCATATTAGCCAAAGATTCGGCTACATATTGTGTTTGAAAAACAGAATCTTCCTCAGACATTACCCTAGTAGTAACATGTATTTCACCACTAATATTATCTCCTTGATTTAATATTTTTAAATTTTTAATTCCAAATAACTTACAATACTCTAATGTTTTTAATGTAATTGTTTTAATATTTTCATCGAATACATCGCTGTTATATGTTCTAAGAAAATTATTTACAATTTCACCGAAATGTAAATCTGATAACTGCAATATGGCAATTTTTTCATTATTAGATTTAAACTCTTTATTCAACACAAAAGGCTTTTCTTTAGAAACTATATTCGCACATTCAATAAATAAATCTTGAAGATTTTCAATCCTAGCTTCATCACGCAAGTGTTTTCTTAATTCTCTTAATTTATCTCTTGTTTTAACTTCTTGTTTATATAATTCTTCTTGTTTTTTATCAAATTCTATTAATAATTCATTCTTTTTACCATCTAGAGCATCATCATAACCCTTTTTATAACCATCATCATAGCCTTCTATGTAAACAGTCCATTTTTTTCTATATGCACTTTCGTCCCATTTCTCACCTGTCACAGAATTTAATAATTCTCCAACTTCAGCATTTTTTAAACCATATAAATCTTTATTCCTATATAATCTAATTGCATAATCTTTTTCAGTTTCATTTTCTTTCTTTTTTATATCAATAATTTCTACTCGCCTCCCTTAACTACATAATATTTAGGTAGTGACAAAGTAAATTGTCTTTAGTCCCTCAATTTAATGTCCGAGGTTAGACTGGGGCTACCACATCCCATAAAACTAGAAAACCTATATAGGGCTGCAACTATTCTAAAGTTACAGCCCACTAAGAAAAGGGGTATGATTTATGGATAAGTCAAATTTCTAAGAATACATACTCCTAATGTATACACCCAAGTATTTCTAATTATTCATCAATTTCCTTTTCAACTTTGTCTGTTATTGAAATTTTTATATAAGAACCATTGAAATTCTTTAGTAATTCTCTAAATGAAATAAATCCTTTTTCCTCAACTTCGATTCCAGTATCGCCATCTAAATTTAAATACCCTTCAGCATCTAACTTATGAGTAGTAGTAATCTTTTCTTTAACTGATTTTGCGATAACAATCATCTCCCTTATATATATTATATTTTTATTTATTTACATTTTATCTGCTAAAGCAGCAACTTTACTTCTATAAATCACAGGTAATTCAACTTCACCATAAAAATCATGATCTCTAAAAACTTCTGATAATCTTCTCATTCCATTATTCAAACCTTCATAAGCATTTGAGTCAACTTGCGTATTATAATCTCCGTCTATAATAACCTTGCAATCTTCACCAATTCTTTGAATACCCAATCTCATCAATTCAATGTCAAGATTTTGAGCTTCTACAAACCAAACAATTGCATTCATACCTGTTGTATCAAAACCACGTATATCACCAAAGGGTAGAAGTATTATTTTGCCTTGTTGTATCCAAGTATCAACGACATATCTGTCACCAAATTTACTAGTAAGCATTGAACCTACACTTGAATCGAGTAATTTTTCTGTTCTACTACCAGGATAAAACCCTAATTTAGCAGCATTTTTAGAACCTACAGTATTACAAAATATAATAAGTTTATCTGCTTTATTGCGTTCCATCATATATAAAGCATATGTTAAAGCAATTAAAGATTTACCAGTCCCAGCCTTACCTTTAATCATAGTTATTTGATTATTAAATAAACTATCAATTGCACAACATTGATAAACATCTTTGGGTTTGAAGTTTCCAAACATTACAGTCTTCAAAGTTTTGTTAAATGTAGGCTGATATTCATAACCATCCCATCTAAATTTATCTATTAATTTGTATCCTAGTTTTTGTTCAAAATCCTTATCGTAAATAGGGCAGGATAAATCATAGATTATCAAATATTCTCCAAGTTTAAGATCATATAAATTATTCTCAGGACTGTCATAAATATGTGCTAATATTTCATTGTCTTTAGCATTGGTTGTATCTAAATAAATTTCCTTATATCCTTTATAATAATCTTCATGTTTTAAACTTTTACTACAATTTTCTACTGGTATATCAAAACTCTTAGCCTTAACCTCCATTAAAAAATCATCAGTAATTAATATAGCTTCCCTACGTTTTGCACAAGCAATTATTTTATTGTCTGCTTGATGTTTATCAAAGCCTGTAGGTAATTCAATATTATCAATTTCATATATATCGTATTCTATATTGTTTAAGCTTTTAAATAATCGTATGGATTCCCGAGCATTAAATTTTTCAGTTTTATGTTTTTCTAATTCTTGTAAAACAGAAGAGTGGATAATTATTTGACCATCCAATTCTTTTAAAATATTAGGATTATGTAATAATACACTTGTATCTAACACATATTTCTTCTTTGTCATATCATCATCCTAACTTTTAGGAAATTTTTATTGTTTTACCGTACAACTCTTTTTCTAATTTAACATACCATTCACTTTCCATATCACGATTATTACGCATTGCCGATCTTAAACTTCTACTATTTATACCTAATTTCTTACATATTTCATTAAATCCACGCTTATCATTATCCATCTTTTCCTCATATTGAAGTGGGGTATGGCATTTTATTTGATTATTACACATCAAATCCTTAATTTTATGACTTTGCTTACATAATCTTGCACATGAATTACATTCTGAGTAATATTCAATTTTATCATGTTTATTTAGAAAAAATTCTTGTTCCGATTTTTTTATTTTATGAATATCCTCTATATGAATCCCTCCCTTGTAAATCATAAAAAATACATGTGTATTTTCAATGGTTTCAAAATCATTAATGTACTAAATTTAGCCACAGTAAAGATTTATTTTTGTTTATGACCTAGACTATAGCTAAGGGGTAAAAATTGCTTAAAAACGATTTTAAGGTGCATTATTTTAATAAAATATTATATTAATATTCATTATAATTTTACAATAAATCTTTTATTAATTTTATTTATATCTTGGTCAAAGAAAAACATTTTGTTATCTTGTTCAAAGACTAAAATCTTATCCATCTTAAATTCAGACTTATACATATCATAACTCCATTTTCTTTTTTTATATTGTTTCAGTTTGTTGCTAATTTTAAATTTATTTCCTTTAAACTTAAACAAACCTTCGGTATCTACAACACACCATTCTGCTTTATACGGCTTTTCTTTGTCTATTAGCCTATCTATTCTTACATGATGTGAAGTATAATCCCTATACCTAGAGTTAACCCAATCATATTCAATAACATTATTCTTATGGTTATCATAAGTATAGAGATTAAACAGTTTATATGTTTTTGATTGTTTCCACTTTTTAGATGTCTTTTGAGAAAAATTGTTATTATTTTGAATTTCCCAACTGCTACTGTTTTTTTCTACAGTTAAAAGTTTGGTATTATCATTTTCTGGATTAGATAAATTCTGCTCGATTTTTTTAAATTTTTGTCTATCACTATTTTTTATAATATTTTCTTTATTACTACCTATAAGATAAGAACCTAAAATTTCTAAAATTATTGATTCATTATCTTTAAGAGTTTGAGTTTTATTTTTGTGATAATTTTTATTACTCCATTTATATTTTATATCTTCTATTAACGTGAAATCATTATCAATATTAATGTTTAATATTTTATCTACTAATATTTTGCGATATTTTATTGGTACTTCTTTTTTGCAATAAAATTTATAATAAGCTGTAGTAACTTCTTTATCCTTTTTTATTCCTAATTTTTTAATTTCAATATTATCTTTAATTCTATTTATATATTTTTTATTTTGCTTATTATATGGAATTTTTTTATACTGAACTACTTCATAAACTAAAGTAAAAGTTTTATTATTTATTGTTAGTTTATGTTGTTTATATATTGTTTTAATTTCAGGTAATTCCATATATTTTTTATATTTGTCTATTATATTAATAAAACACAACTCCTTCCATATAAAATAGATTGAAAACCCCAAATTTACAAGGAATTCTTTACGATTTTATGCATTTTATACATATATTGTGTAAATTATCTTTATTATCATATTTTGCATAGAAAAATTCATCCGTACCAGGCAAATTTTCTCCGCATTTACTGCACTTTTTTTCTTTTAATTGAAATTTATTTTTATATATAACTTTACGCCAATTTCTTAAATTTTCATCAACGATTTTCTTACAAATAGAATTAATTATCCCATTAATATTTCTTATATCATCTTCTAATTCTTCAGCTATTTCTTGCTCCGTATACTGATGCATATACATATCAAGTATTATTTTTTGTTTATCATTAAAATCACAATTATTAATAAGATTATCTAAATCAATATATGTATGTAAAATATCAAAATTAAAAGTGTCTAAGTCACAACTGCTCATATTAATATCATCATTATCTCTTTCAAATAATGGGTCATACTTAACTCTCTTCTTAATTAAACCTTTAACTGTATTCGGATCAGAGAATGTTATAAAACCCCATTCAATATAATCTTTTTTTATGTCTATTTTTACAGCTCCCATTAAATACTAAGCCTCCTTAATAAGCCTAAGATTTTTAAAGTTTTTATCATTAACAATTATCTCATATCTATTAAACCCTCTATTAAGTTCTGATAGAGCCTTGTTTATTGAACTTATAATATCGTCATCTTGAGGTAGATAATCAAATTTAGATTTAATTCTAATAGTTTTAAACCCTTTATCTAACATAAAAAGTTCTCTTTGTAAGTCTTCTTGTTGTTTTTCATTCTTCGTTCTAAATAAATCATGTCCGCTGCCATCATATTCCACAACCACATTATAATTTTCTAATAATATATCTGCATAATAGTTTCCTATTTTGTGATTTAATTTGCCGTTTAATAAATTACATAAATATCTTTGTTGTTTTGAGCTTGGTACAATCCCAAACAACCCATAACCATATTTGTTCCTACAATTTACACATAAATCAGCATTAAATTCATCATGGTATTTTTCATAAACACCTATTTTTGTTCTATAAGTTTTACCACACATATCACACTCAACTAACAAATTATTTATATTCGCATAATTAATTTCAACATAATACTTTTTACCCGATTTATCATCTTTAATTTTTCCATAATAATCAAATAAAAAATCTATGTATTCCTCATAAGTATTTTCATAAATAACTTGATTTTCAATATATTGATTATAAATATCAAAATATTCATTTTCTAAATCCATCTGCATTAAAGTAGGTAAATCATCAAAATAATATTTTTTGCCATTAAACTTGTAAATATCTTCATGTAGATTTATGTAATCTTCATATCTTGGTGGATTATATGTATAATCACTAAATTCAATATTCATAAAGTTTAAAACAAAATCTTTTAATCTTTCTTTTTGCTTGTCACTAAGTTTTTCAATATTAAATTTTTTCTTTTTAAAAATAATCAATATATATTACCTCCTAAATATTATATTTATTATTATTCTCTTAAAATACCAAAATCAATTTCAACATCATTCCCAACATTTTCCCATAAAATTTTATCAATATTTTTCCTTCCAATTTTATAATAATAAAGTTTACTATTCTTATCTTTAACTCTACAAAGTACACCCGTTTCATCTAAAGTAGTTTTATTTCCTACACGCATTCTAAATTTAATAATATGTAGCAAATTATTATTAAATTTCTCACTTAAATTCCTATGTAGACCACCACTATAAATACCATAATCTATAGTGTCCCGTATTAATGTTAATTTACCTTTAAATGTTACCATAATATCACTCCTTGAATGTTTATATAACATCCATTAAATTTTTATTACATTATTCAATTACCTCCTGAACTTTTATATTTTTGCAATTCTTCATCTGTTAATTTATAAGTTATACACTTACTGCTATATTTATATTTCTTTAAATCATCTTGAAGTTTATATCTCAGTAATTCTGATATATTATCATATGTAATAAATCTTTTCTTATCTGCAATCACAATATTTACCTCCTAACATATTATATTTTTACTTAAAATACTTTTCTAATTCTTCTTTGCTTAACTTATAAGTCTTAACTTCCCCTTGATGTTCTAAAATCTTTAAATCTTCCTTATGTCTTTCTTGTAGATAATCACCTAATGTAGCGTTTCTTAATTCTAAAGCATAAAACCCTGGTGTAACCCCTATATGATTATAATCTTCTGCGTAGTGTTTTTGAAATCTATTCAAACAAAGCACCACCTAATATTATATTTTTACTTATAAGTATTGATTAAAAAATCTTAAATCATAAAAATACACCTCCTCCTATATTCTAGTATAGCATGGATTTTAAGTTTGTCAATACATATTATATTTTTATTTATAAAAAATTAAAATTTTTTATTTAGAAGTAGTAGTAGGAGAATCTGGTATATATTCTACTATATCTGAAAAATCACAATTGAGGTATTTACATATTTGCTCTAAAGTGGAAAGGGTTACTGATTTATCATTATTAATATTACTCATAGTAGTCCAGCTAATAGAAGTATTTTTCACAATATCTGTAGGTTTTAGATTTAATTCAGCCAGCTTAATTCTTAATTTTCTGTATGATATACCCACAAAAATACCTCCAACTATAATTCTATTCATTAATATTATATATTATTTCTGTAATTTTGTGTGTTTATACAAATATAATAATAAAAAATCTACAAAAATTAGAGAAAATTATTAAAAAACTGTGAACTTTTTGGTAAAATTAACATATAGTATATTAAAGATATAATTTTTTAATACAAAATCAAGAAAGGGGTGTATTAAAATTATGAAAATTATTACAGTTGACGCAGGGAAATACAATACAAAAGGAATTGTTGATGGGAAACAGATTATATTTAGAACTAAAATGGAAGAAGTAGATAATTCAGTCTATAGCGACAGAATAAATACTTTCCACATTCATTGGGAAAATAAAAACTATTTATTAGGCGATGGAGTAAAAGACGTTGACTATGATACAAATAAACATAAACTACAACACAAATTAGCAGTATATACAGCTTGTTCAGAACTAACTAGAGGAGAAGAAGAAGATTTATATTTAGTAGTCCTTTGTCCTATTGAGATGTTCTTACATCCACAAAGAAGGGAGGAGTTTAGACAATTCATCTTAGACGATGGAAAAATTGAATTAGAAATTAATAAATCTAAAAAAGTCTTAACACTAAAAGATGTTACTATATTTTCTGAAGCTTGTGCTACAGTATTTAGTAACTACCGAAAATTTAAAAACCAAATTAAAGGTATTATTGATATTGGTGGACTAAATGTAAATGGTGTAGTTATTAGCAATATGTCACCAGTTAAGGGAACTGAGTTTACCATTAATGCAGGCAGCTATTTAATAATGGAAAAGATTAAAAAAGAGCTTAACAAACAATTAAAAATTAATATACAAAATTATCAAATGGAATTTATCATACAACAAGGCTATCATAACTACAACAAAGAAACTTCCGTAGAAATAATCCAAGAAATATTATCAGATCATTTCAAAGAAATCAAACAAAATATGAAAGCTAATAACTGGGATGTTGATGGTTTGGAAATAGTAGTTACTGGTGGAGGCTCACTAAATTTAGGTATAGATAATATTAAAAAACACTTAAGGTTTGTAGAGCAATCTAATAATCCTATTTGGGATAATGTTATAGGTGGAAAGATTATTGGAGAGATGATATATGAATAAAGAACGTATGATAATTGTAGTTAATTTTACAAACAAAGAAGATTATGAATATGTAAAGAATCAACCCAATGCAAGCCACTATATTAGAAATCTTGTGGCTAAAGATAGAAAAGGATTAACAGAACTTGATCGAAAAATTGAAGATATTAAACGTTATGTAGATAAAAAATTAAACCAATCTCAAGATACTTTGGAAAAGGATAATTTAAAGATGGCTATACAAAATTTTGGAATTGGGAGGTCTTAGTTTGGGTAGAATTTTAAACTTGTGGGGTAAGTACATTGGTAATAAAATCAATAAACAATTAAAAGAAGAAATTTATCAGGATGAAAAAAATATCCGGGAAAGAATAAAACTTCATAAACAAATTGAATACGAAAAAACTATTGATGTTTTAATGCAAAGTGAACATTTATTTGATAATAAAGATTTAGAATACTTTAAGGATATTATTGATATTACACTTGATGGAAAACCTAAAGAAAAATCTAATGAAGATAAACATTTATCTAAAAAACAACTAATGAGAAATATTCAAAATAGATTAAAAAATAAAAAACTTATATATGATGACCATGAATTTATTAGAGAGCAAATAGAAAATTATGCCAATAAAAAGATGTATAATATAGAATACACTTTGAATGACTATAAAAAAGAGCAATGTCAGGCTTATGAAATGAAAAATCAATTAAATTTAGAGAGAACATATTAAGGGGGAGTATGTATGTTTAGGTTAGTATATGACATAAGCGAGAAGGCTAAAAATAGTATAATTAATAGCTATGGTAAAGTTGAGGGTGAAAAAATCATTAATTTAATAGATGAATTAGGTAAGAACTATGATAAAATTAAAAATTCTCAAAACCCATATTCTATTAATTTATTTCATCCTATTAAAACAATTACTAATCATATTGATAAATTTCAACAAGATATGGAAACTATATTTACAAAACCAATAGATAAAGTTATGGAATTAATAGATCCTGAAGTTATTCATGCGTTTACAACTACCGACCAAGAAATTAGCAAAGATGCGGTGGTTGAATTAAGTAAAATATTAGACGTTAGTTTCTTTACTCTGTTAGAAGTATTTAGAATGATGATTATAGGGGGTTAATTATGGGAAATAACCTAAACATCTTTGATGCTATAGATAAAAGTTTAGGTGAATTCTCTAAAGATAAGAATAATGGATTATTTATGGCTGGATTGGGAAGTATGGTATTTGGTGGTATGATAGGAGTTTTTGCTCCTGCTTATACTATTGCAAAATTTGGATTTTATGCTATTGGTTCACTAACTATGACTCTACATTTTGTTGGTACTTGGGAAACTAAATGGGATAAGATATTTAAAAGTTTGGGGTTGTATAAAGGTGATAAAGATAAACCTATCCTACCAAAGATAGTAAAGAAAACTGAGAGGGATTATGGATATGATTTGTTAGTAAGTTTGCCACTAGGATTAACTAGTAAAGATTTTGAAAAACAAAAATTAGCTATAGAAGAACACTTGAATGCAGATATTGAAATGGAATATGTTAATAAACATATTTTTATGAAAATTATTATCAATAAATTGAAAAAGATATATCCTTTTAAGTTTGTTAAAACAAACCATCCATTAGAATTATTAATAGGATACGTTCAACATGACAAGATCCTAACATTAAAATTAAATCACCAAAATTGTCATATACTAATTGGCGGTATGACTGGCTGGGGGAAAACTAAATTCTTAATACAAATGCTAGTGAATTTAATAAAAAATACTAATTCAAAAGATTTAATTATTAATTTAGTAGATTTTAAAAGATTAGACTATAATGAATTTGAAAAATGTAAACATATTAAGAATTTTATAGATAACATTAGCGATACAGAAAGATTAACCTATCAACTAATCAATGAAATGAATAAGAGAATTGTTCTACTAAATGAAAGTAAATGCCATAATTTAGAACAATATAATTCATCTCATAAAGAAAAAATACCTTATATTTTAAATATTATAGATGAATTCGCAGACTTACAATATAGTCCTAAAGTATTAGAAAATATTGATGAAATATTAAGAAAGGCTAGAGCAGTAGGAATTCATATTGTATTATGTACTCAAAGAGCTTCAAGAGAAATTCTTCCTGGTACACTAAAAGCAAATATTCCAGTAACAATAGTATTTAAAACTAGAAATAGAACTAATAGTGAGATATTTTTAGATAGTGATAGTGCTGCTGAATTAAAATATCCTGGTCGTGGGATATTGCTAACCAACAAAGAACAAGTATTTCAAGCTATGTATATTGAAGATGGCGAAGAAAAGAAGTGGCTAAATGCTAACTAAAAGAGATTATCAAATATCAGATTGGTTGGCTAAATTAAAAGCAGCACAAACAAACCATGTTGCTGAATACTTCTGGGAACCTAATAAAAAATATCCTAACATTCAGGCTAGAAGAAGGCTGAATAAAATATATGCTAATAGATATAGAGATAGTAGAATTCCTAATATAAAAAAAGATAGAATTCATATTAATATGCAATACACATATTACACTTGTAATAAGAAACAAATAGAGCATCAATTACAATTAACCAATTTTATGGTTGAATTAAAAAAGATACTAAAATATGATATACCTAGCCATTGGTGGAATACTGAATATTCAATAGAAGATATAAAAGCAGATATGATCCTAAGAATATATACAGAGCATTATTTCTTTATTGAAAGTCACAACAAAAGTGATAAATTTGATTTTCAAAAGTATGATAAATTATATCTAAGAAAAAGATATGATAAATTCTACAAAGATTTATTAGGCTATGTTCCTAAAGAAAAAAAGTTTCCTAAAGTGATAATAATAACTGATAAAAAGTTAAATTTTCCTATGTATACAGAAGTTAAGTTTATACAATTAAAAAGTGATTGTAGTAATATAAGAGATATTTTTAAAGAGTAGATTAAATTCTACTCTATTTTTTATGGTTAAATGAGAAAAATGAGTTGTATTTTATCTTGTATCTTCGGAAAATACAAGTAATTTAAATGGACATTAGTTAAATTAATAAGTTTGATAAAGTTGTACAACTAACATTAGGGGTTTGAAGGAAGGAAGTGAAACGACTGACACAACAAACCCTATGGCTAAAGCAGGAAAAAGGCACACACTGTTAGTATGCCCTGATTGAGTTGAGATTATGTATAAAAAGATAAAATAAAAGACAGGTAATTTAATCCTGTCAGTAAAGTTATAATATATTAATTAATAATATAATTAAGTATTTTAAAACCTTTTTTTACAAAGCAAAAACCGCTTTGTAAAAACTACATACTTAAAGATAGGTGAATTTCTAGCAATAAAGTAGGAATATATAATCAATTGTAATTGTTATATTTTTTTGTCTATTTACTGTTAATTAATATAAAGTTGTCGGGAGCTGCCGAAAGGCAGGTCACGAAAGTCATGACAAAATCTTTGATTTTGGCGTGACTTAATATCTTTTAATCTTTTATTTTTATTTTTCAAACATAATAATAAATATATATAATATATTATATTTTTATTTATACTTCTTTTTATGGGAGTATGCACTCAAACCGTTGAAATTTAGCCATTTATTTTTCATTTTAAAAGGTCATTTCTTTTAACTATGAATTTAACCAATTAATTAACAAGTTTCTCATCCTACTAGAAGGTATATATAATTCTATATTTTTACCATTTCTAATTCTACTTCTCCAAATAAACTGTATCATTTCTGATAAAGCCCATATATCTTCATTTACTGTTACACCTTTAGATTTAAAATATATCTTATCATCTGGATTAAAAAATCTATTACAAGCGTAAACTATATGTTTTCTATTACCATATTCATTAGAACCTTTTTCAGCACATTGTACAAAAGCTTTAGTATAACCATTTCCTTGTAATTTAGACTTAGCATCTTTAAAAGTAGTCCACATTATTTCATTAGAGTTAGCCTTATTAATATTTTTAAGATAATTGAATATATTCTTTTTTAATTGTTTGATAAGTGGCTTATTCTTAGTAGTTTCAAACCAAGTTTTACTTAATGAATGATAATCTTCACCGATATTATTCAGTTTCCCTTCATAAATATTTATTAAATCTTTAAAGTTATTTTTATTTATTTTAAGTTTTTCATTATATTTTACCAAGTTATTGTTATGTATAGTGTATTTTTCATAATCTATGTTATGTGCTTTAAAGTATAGATACATATATGAACCTTCAAATAAATATGTCAATATGTACATTTGATTGTTATAATCTTTAAACATCATTGGATTAAAATTGTATACTAACAATTGTACTGGATACTTAGAATTATCTTTTTTAATTGATTCTATAACTATTCCTTTTTCACATAGTTTTTTAAGATACTCAAACTTTCCTTTATATTCTTTATCAATCCATGATATTTCTTTAAATTCATTTACAGATATCTTATCTTGTTCTATTAGCATATTGTAATCAGGTAATGATATATTAATTGTATCCATAAGTTGTAGAACTTCGTCTATTATTATTGTATATTCATTTATTTTTAGCAACTGATATGTTTCATCTGTGGCATGAGTAAATAATGCATGTGTAGTTGCTATATTCTCATTATTGATAATTAGATCATGTAAGTTTTCAAGTTTACCATTTCCTAGGTGTTTAGGTTGTATAAAATTTGCTTTAGGACACTCATGAATTATACCACATTCATATTTTACATTACCTTCTTCATTATACTCTTTATAATGTATTTGTTTAAGATAAGGTGTTACAAATAAATATTTCTTGTTACTGTTATTAGCACATTCTTCATTGATTAATTTTTTAATATATGTAGTTTTACCACTACCCATTATAGAATCTATTACTTTAATATTAATAATTATCCCCCCTATAATTCAAAGTTATCTTCTATTTCTTCTGAGCTTATAAAATTGCCCCATTCTAAATTTCTTTTAGTTGCTAACACAAAACTATTTAATTTATGTTTATTATCATTAAAAGTATGATTGTTTATATATTCTTTAGCATTTCTCATAGCAGATAAAACTTCTTCAGGTTCATAATGTTTTTCTAGATTGGCATACTGCTTACGATACATGTATTTGTCATAGCATAGTCCTAGAAATCTAAGAGTGATATTATTATGATATGGTTCAAATTCTGTGATTTCTTTTACTTTATTAGCAAAGTCAGTATATTTCATAATTTCACCTCCTTATATTATATATTAATTTATTAAAATAATAAGCATACCTCTCCTTATAGATTAGTATAACATGTATTTCTAGGATGTCAAGAAAATATTATATTTATTATTATAAATTTGCGAATAATTGTTTTTTTTAGTTATAGATTTTCTACGAATCAATTATTGCTATAAGTATTAGTATCACTAATATAGGAATGTGTTTTAATGTTAATTTTTGTTGTTTAGGAGCAGCTAATCGTATGGGGAGTAATGAAATAGGTTTAAATGTAGTGATATGAATGGTTGTAGGTATTTATATGATAAAGTAATTTATATGGGTATAACCAGAAATTAACCCTTAACGTTTTAGATATTGAAAATACTAGGATTGAGTAGGATTTGATTGGGTAAAATGGCTATTTTAGGTTTTTTTGAAATTGGGGTTTTTGTTGAAATTTCAACATTCTATCGAAACGCTTTACGATTAAAAATAGGGGCTTTGGGGGAGATATAAGGGGTAGTTTTGAAATTTTAAATTGGTGTGGAAATTGATGTACTCATGGTAAAATATGGAAATGTATAGTTATTAAAAATGTAAAATATCCCCCTACACAATGTTATATAATAGTTATTAGAAAACATTCTATAAATCTGATATTAAACTAATAGAATGTAGTAATATTAATAGGTTGAAGGTATTTAGGTATAAGATCATAATGTTATATTCATAATTATAAGTTAATAGATGCATAAAAAATGGCATAAATATTCATAAAATAAGGATAATAATACATAATTAAGAGGGGAATAATAATAATGTAAAGAATAAAAACAGAATACTAGAAGGTATTTTTTTCTTGAGATCATAAAAATTTTGGACATATGTCCAAAACTTCGGAGGGTAACAAGGAAATTTTATGAGATGACATTAAACTAGATAATCTATACAAATAATTTACATCCTATAATGTTTCACGTGAAACATTTATATTTATATTCATAAAATTATAGACCACATGGTCTAGTAATAACTATTAAAAACAAACACAAATACTAAACATAAAGTATACTAATACTAAACAATGGCATATAATATAATCACATAAAAATAAATATGAATAGTGTATCAAAATATTACACATTATAAAATTTACAAAATAATTTTAACTATTAAAATAAATTGCCTAAAAATATTAAATTTTATATTTATTATTTTAAAATACTTTATAACTAAGTAATACCAATGTATACAAGAATTAATAAATAAAAATATAAAAGTATTGACATATTCTTAAATTTTTTATATACTATACTTAAGAAGAGGGAGAAGAACTACTGACACAAAACGACATTATCCGACAATAAATAAAAATATAATATATAAAGGAGAGGTAAAAATGTTAAACACAACTACAGTAGTAAGAACTAAGAAGCAATTAGAAAAGGAAATAATAACACATGGTGACTTATATAGACCTTATTGGAGTCCAGATACTATAAGAGGTAGAGAACAAATATACGAAATGAAAATCATGGTAACAACAGAAGATAAGAAAACATATAAAACTAGAAAAATAGAAAATATCCTAGTAATAACAAAGGGAATAACTACACCTTCAATAATAGCAAGTCAAATAGAAGTAGACTTAAGAAAAGAACAAATAATAGATATAAAATTATTAGATGATAAATATGGATGGCAAATAGCACAACATTAGAAGGGATATAAATCCCTTCAGACCCTTTAATGTAGCTACCCTTTAGGGTAAAGGTCACAAGCCCTTGTAAATACAGAGTGGAGGAAATAACAGAAAAAAATCTATAACAGCCAAAATTTATTAGCACCATAACAGAATTATTTTTATAACACCATAAAATCTAAATTTTAAGGTAAAAAATTTATAAAAAAAAATATAACATATATTTACATTATTTAGTATATATGTTATAATTAGCATATAAAATAATTTAGAAGAATTGTTATAACAGGGCTAGGGACAGAAGTCTGAGAATGCCAGACGGGGAGCTTTCTCCCTTCCGCTCAACCTGTAGGCAAATATGCCATCCAGGGCAAAAAATTAGGAGGTTGATTTTATGAAAAAAGAAGTTATTATCGAAAGCACAAAGAAGGGCTACCCTGCCATGTGGGAATGTGGCGGGGGATACACAAACACTGGAGAAGCTATCATCATCGCAGGACCCGAAGGGGAGCCAAAAACTCCTATATACATCAGAAAGCGTGGAGACCTTGCAAATGGACAACACGCACTATTCATTGTTTCAAAAGGCGACATTATAGTTGAAGCCAACCACCATAGAAAGGACTTTGAAATTTCTATATATCGCATATCATCCTTTGCGAATGATGCCGATGGCTTCAAGTATGCATATCTAGAAAAAATACATCATTTTTCAAGGGACGAATGGGATATTGATCCTTCAGAGGATTTTGAAGACGCTATAGAGGCGTCTATGGGAAAAGCTACTTGTTACCATTGTAGAGAATCTCATTATTATTATCTAGAAGAAGAAACTTTCTAGAGAATTGAACAAAACAGAATAGGCACGACTTGATTTTATATCACCGTCACCGCCTTAGTTTAGCTTAGATGCTTATACATTTATTTGTATTTGTGTCTAGCTAGCTAGGGCGGTTTTTTCGTTGTTGCGTTTCAATTCCTCATAGGGATGTTGCAGATTTTGAAAGTTTAGGAGGATATTCTTACAGTGATGCATATAAAAACGATGATAACATGGTAATTGCTTCATATTGTGAAGGAGATATTACATTCAATGTATATGATAATTTAGAAGACTATAACAAAGAAGTTAAAAGAGTAATTGAATTTTACGAAAATTATTAAAACATCAATATAATATATTATAGTTTTTAAGTCTTGCACACGTAACACAAATAATTACATAACACCGTGTAAGTGTGCAAGGTCTAAAGCTTATAGATTAAGCTAAATTAAAAGGAGGTTATAAAAAAATGCTACTTGGAAATGGATTTAAAAACGATAAAGAATATTTCTTCTATAAAAGAAATAACAAATATCTAATCAAAGATGAAGAAGGAAAAGCAGTATATCAAACATATGAATACTTAAATATGATAAATTACTTTGACAATACACTATAAAGAGACATCAAGTCTCTTCCCTTAATGTAACCTACTAACTAATATTAGTAGATGGTGACAAGTCCATTAAATACAGAGTCAAGGGGAAAATAAAAATATAAGGAGTGAGGATTAATGAAAATTAAAGAAATTGATAACTTGAATCTTAATGATTATTATCTTAAACTATCTAAAAACAGTATAACAATTAAAGACATAAACAATAAAACTAGAAAAGTAATTAATGATGTGTCAAGTGTTCAAGATTTACAATTCAATAAAAAAGTTGATCTTAACATCAAACTTCAAAGACAAGGTATAAGTTTAGCCGAATTATTAAACAAATATAATAACTTATACATAGATAAAGATAATAACTTATATCATTTTACTGGCATAGAATATATTAACAATTTATCTGATTTACTTAATGCTAATGTAATAATAATAAAATGTAAATTATTATCATAATTATTATAGGACTTTTATTAAGTCCTTAAAGGGTATATAGTACAAATATAATATATATACCTTTTAAGGGTTTAATAAACCTAAAAAATCTTAAAGGAGTGTTAAGGAATGAATAAAAAAGAATGGTTAAATCTAATCAAGGAAAAAGAAGAAGAAATTAAAGAAAAATTGGAAGAGGCATTTAAGAAAGCAGCAAATTATTATATAACAGACTTTAAACTAGAACACACAGTTATATTAGATAATGATGGAGAAGTTAGAATAATGACATCAACAAGTAACACAACAGATGGAAGAGTATGGAAAGGCGATGCAATAGAAATTGCAGGAATTACCGACTTTGATATTTATGAACATGAACATTATTTTGATATTTTGTCTAGTTATATGACTGAAGAAGAAATGGAAAAATACGAAGAATGGTACAAAGAAAATTATATTATTGAATATAGTGACGAAGTTTTAAAAGAATTAGGAGTTACAAGAGGGCAAGTGTTAGATTCAATTGAATATACATTAACAGATTTAAAGGAATTTGATAAAGACATTTACAATAGAGTAAATAATGAATATTTAGAGGATTATATAGATAATTATATATTCGACTGGGTAGAAGACAAATATAATAGAATTATTGTAGACTATGAAGAATATATTAAATATGAAGAAGAATGTCAGATTTAACAAGACTAAGATTTTTAAAGGTTTTTAGAGTGCTATAACAGACCTAAACTTATAGCACTCCATAAAGCTTTTAAAGCTAATAAATAAAAAAAAGGAGTGTTAAGTAATGAATTTTAAACAATTAAAAAAGGAATTTGAAAAATTAGGTTATGACTTAGAATATCGCATGGGAGCAGAAGGAAGAGGATAAGTAGTTAATACTTTTTTTAATAGAACTATAGTAGAATATTTTTACTTTAGGAGGGGATCATTTGAATATTAGAAAATTAATTGACTATATATCTTTGTGTAACAGTTTTAAAAATTTAGCACCAGGACAACAGATAACAATTAAATTAGAGAATTTATTACATGAAAAAAGAGTTATATTTTATAAATAATAATATAAAATATGTTTATTTCTCTTAAAACATGGTACAATAATAATTATAAATATAATATAAAAGGAGTGTTTTAAATGAAAAATTTAATATTAAACTTTGGAGAAAGAAAAAAGGAGCCGACAGATGAAGAGAAATTTAATTATATGATGCTTAGCAGATTAGAGAGTGATTGTAAATATTATTTAGGAAATGGAAATCGAAATAAAAAATATTTGTGGGCAGGAGATGAACAAGAACAAATTAACGAAATGAAAAAAATATATAATTCATTTACAGAAGACAAAAAACCAGAATGGTTAACTTTTAATCAGATTTTACAATATGAAAAAGAAATGATTAATATTTAAGGGTTATTCCCTTATTAGAGGTTATATATACATAGGTAACAGTCAATTATATGTAACTTCTATTAAGAGAATAAATAAAAATATAAAAAGGGAGTGTATAAAATGTTAAATAATATTAATGTAGCAATGAAATTAAATAAAGAATTAAACGGAGTAGAGTTATATTTTAGTGATAAGCCAGAAGAAACAATTAGAAACATATTAAAAGAAAATAAATTCAGATGGAGCAAATATAAAAAATGTTGGTATGCTAAACAGAATAGTAATACTTTAAAGTTAGCCGAAAAACTAACAAGTAACAGCGAAATAATTACAACACCAAAAGAGATCAAAACAGATAACACAAACAAAAAAGCATCTAAGAAAAATAATATATCATTATGGGATTTAACAAGATGGGAAGATATAGAAGTTAATAATAATTTATCAACCAAAGAAATAGCAAAAGAAATAAGACAGCACATTAAAAAGCGTTTCCCATTTTGTAAGTTTTCTGTTAGGAGTGATTATTCTTCTATTAGTTTTTACATAGTAGAATCACCATTTAAAAAAGATTCTATTTATTTAGAAGCTATAAAAGAATATTGTACAAATTTAATAAAATCTTATCAATATTGTACTAATTATGATCCTTATGGAGATTATGGATCAAGTTATAATTTTTATGGAGCTTATGCAAATATAGCTTATGATTATAAACAAACTGAACAAACTGAACAAATAAAAGAAATGATAAAAGAATATGATGTTAAACTTGCAGAATTTGAAAAAGCTGAAGAAGTAAGAAAAGAAAGAGAATACCAGGAAAGAGAAATCCAAAGACAAATAGAAAACGAACAATATCAAAAGAGACAAGAAGAAGAAAATAAACAAAAAGAGTTTATATATAACAACGTTGAAATTGTAACACTAGACGAAAAACAACAATATCTTGTTATAAGCTCAGAATTTGCTAACTTAAATAAAAATAATACTTTAGATGAATATAAAAAAGAAGTGGAAAAAGGAGACTACAGCCTTCAAAATGTAAAGATAACTAAAGAAATTCACTTTAAAAACACTAAAGCATTAGAATATTTTTCTAATATGTTATTACATGATTTTGATTTTTTAAAGGGAACTGGCGGCAGCTATACAGATGATCCAAGAATTAATAGCATGACAGATTATTACAATATGAGTAAGGAAGAACAACAAACAGTTATATGGAATTTGTATGGAGTAGCAATATATTTTAATAATGAATTACAATTTGTCATAGATGCTCAAGGTTGTTCTTATTCTAGGTATGTAGGACTTACAGACAATGCAAGAATTTATAAAAAAGATAATGTAAGGCAATTAATAAATTAATATTAAATAGTAGTTTATAGGATTCTACTATAAAAAAATCCTATAACAATAATTATAATATATAACAGCAATAAAATTATAGCACCATGAAAGGAGAATTAAAAATAATGTTTAATAGTAACAGCGAATTTTTCCCAACACCTATAAATATTATACAAAAGATGATTAATCACCTTGATTTTAAGAATATTAATTCTATTCTTGAACCGTCAGCGGGTAAAGGGGATATAATAGACATAGTAAAAAAGCGAATGGAATTATCTAGGGGATATTATAAAAAAGAATGTAATTTTGACATTGATACAATAGAAATAGATGAAAATTTACAACATATTTTAAGAGGTAAAAATTACAGAATAGTACACAATAATTTTTTAACCTATAACACATATAAAAATTATGATCTTATTATTATGAATCCTCCATTTAATGAAGGGGATAAACACCTGTTAAAAGCAATAGAAATGCAACAAAACGGAGGTAAAATTGTTTGTTTATTAAATGCAGAAACTTTAAAAAATCCATATACTAACACAAGGAAAGATTTAATAAGAAAATTACAAGAATATAATGCAGATATAGAATATATAAAAAATGCTTTTTTAGATGCTGAAAGGAAAACAGGCGTTGAAATAGCATTAATAAAAATTAATATAGAACAGCCAAAGTATAACAGCACCATATTAGCAGCACTGAAGCAAGAAGAACAGTATAGCCAAGAAATAGAATATAACAACACTCAATTAGTAAATAATGACTTCATAAAAGGAATTATACAACAATATAATTTTGAAATTAAAGCAGGTTTAAAACTGATTGCAGAATATAAAGCATTAAAACCTTTAATGTTGAATAGTTTAAAAGATGAATATAACAGAAACCCTATATTAGAATTAAAATTACATTATGAAGATAATAGCACAACAATAGAAAATGGATATATAAAACAAATAAGAAGTAAATATTGGAAGGCATTATTTGAATCTGAAGAATTTATGGGACTATTTACAAGCAATTTAAGACAAAAATACTATAACAAAATATCAGAATTACAAAATTATGACTTTTCATTATACAATATTTATACTATTAGAATTCAATTATCTAAAGAAATGACTCAAGGAGTAGAAGAAACTATATTAAGCTTATTTGACGAATTATCATATAAACATTATTATGATGAAATGTCGAGTAATATACATTATTATAATGGCTGGAAAACTAATAAGGCGTATAAGATTAATAAAAAGGTTATTATACCCTTAAATGGTTTTGGATATTGGAAAGATAAAATTACATATGACTATAAAGTTATAAGTAAATTATCAGATATAGAAAAAGTATTTAATTATTTAGATGGTGAAATGACTGAAAACATTGACATAGAACAAACTTTAAAAATGGCTCAACATTATGGGGAAACTAAGAAAATAGAATTAAAATATTTCTATGTAACATTTTACAAAAAAGGTACTTGTCATATTCAATTTAAGAATTTAGATTTACTTCATAAATTCAATTTGTTTGGCTCACAACGTAAAGGGTGGTTGCCTCCAAGTTATGGGAAGAAACAATATAAAGACATGACAAGAGAAGAAAAAGAAGTAATAAAGGAATTTGAAGGGGAAGCGTCTTACAATAAAGTTATGAATAATAAAAATTATTACATAACAGAAATATCAAATTTATTAATGTTAACAGATGGAAAACAAGCGAGTTAAACAAAAAATATAATATATAAAAGGGAGGAAGATTTTATGCTTAGAATACTAAAATTAACCTATATAACATTATTCCCAGGACTATTTCTACTATTACCATACATACTATTAAATTTATTATCTAATCTCTAGGGTAACAGAAATCATATAACAGCACTGAAAGTGCAGCACCACAAAATATTATTATTGGAGGGTTGAGCCATAAAAGAAGAATTAAAAATAATTATGGATTATGCAAAAACACAAGAATTTATTACACCTTTAGAAATTGCTTATGTATTAAAACTTAATTATCTTGAAGAATATAGAACAATTATAAATTATTTATATGAATTAGTTGATCTTAAATTATTAAGGGTTAGAAATTGTCAAGGATTGGCATTTGAAGTTATATAACAGAAAACTTTTTCCAGCACGTAACAGCATTAATTTAGTAGCACGTAGCATTAATATTATTTAGGAGGTTTTAAAATGAAAGAATATATATTTAAGGCTAAGGATAGTAATTCAAAAGAATATATAGTTAAAATAAAAGATTATAATTATTTTCTTGCAAGAGAGCAGGCACAACAAAGATGTTATAAAATGGGATTGTGTTTTTTAGGTAGCTTTTAGATGAATCTAAATAAAATTGGAGGGTTTAAAATGATAAATAAAAATGAATTTAAAGAGATAAGAGAAGGGGTATTTCAATTAAAACCTATTAACAATAAGGGTGAATATGCAAATTTCAACACTAATACAGGTCAAATATTATATTGTAAGAGAATTAGTAATAATCTACCATTACCAAGCAAAATAAATTTCTTAGAATTTGAAAAGTTAATAAGCAAAGATAAAAAAGTTTGGTTAAGCAAAGAGTATTTACAATTTAGAAATGATAATCCAGAGATATATAATAAATTAATTGATAAAGTAAATAATTTAGAAATAACTATCTAGGAGGTAAAAATATGAATGATTTAATAAAAGAATTAATTAAGAGGTGTGAAGAACAAAACAAATTATTATACGATAGCAATTTAATAAATGAACTTAGAAAAATGACTAACAAAGATATTGTAAATAGCTTAGAAAGTTAAATAATATATTAGGAGGTTAATATAAAATGAGTAAAGAATATATGTATAAAAGTCAATGGGTTGTATTTAACAACAAAGGTAACAGAATCAAAACTGTAACACTGAAACACAAAGACGGAGCAATTTACAAAGAATTAGAACCATTTGAGAAAGAATTAAAAAGTAAAGGGTTATATGCACATAAAAAAGAAGTGCTAGATCAAGAATTTTTAAAAGGTAAAAATTTTATAGAAAAATTAAAATTACTAGGTTGGGAATTTAATAAAGAAGGTTATATAATAGGGAATAGCGTATATTAAAAATTCAATGAAATATAAGAGGTGTCTATATGAAAAAATTTAATTATGATTCAATGGGAAAAGAATTATTAAATCCAGCTTTTATGAATAAATTATCAAAAAGTATATGGTATGAAAGCAGACAAAGAAAGTGTTTGTTTAAGTTGCTATTATATAAATTGAGAAATCAATTTAGAAGAATTATTAAAATCTAAATAAAAAAATAGTTTTAAAGGAATTTTAATCTATATGTAGTAATAGCTACTATTTTACAATACTACATATAGTATATTAAAAATAATAAAATTAAGGAGGTTTTAAGAATGATAATAAAAATAGAAAATATAAATCCTAAAATAACATATATGACTTGTAATGGCAACAGAACACCAAAGACAATTTGGAAAGACACAGAAACAGGAGTAACAGGAATGAGAAAAAAAGATGTAATTAAACACAATCAAAGATTGGCTAAAATAGGCATAACTCTAGATATGACAGAAGAAGAGGCAGAAGAACAATTTAAAAAATATTTACAAAGCAAAGGAGTATAAAAATAATGAATAATTTTGATATAGGAAAAGACTTACAAAATGCTTTTAAAGATGGATATAATACAGCCATTAACGATGTGATTAAGATTATAGAAAAATATAAAAGTGAGAGTGAATTGAATTTACAAAGTTTATTAGAAAAGATAATGGATATCAAATAAATTATAACCTTTAAAGGGTAACAGAAATTATTTTGTAGCACCTGAAAAAATAAGGAGGAGTAATTATGAATAAAAATGACAAGATTAAATTTATGTATGATTTTTATTGCAATGGTAAAGAAGTTTTATGTAATGGAGAAGTAGACTTTATTCCTAAATCAGAAGATGGGTTAATTGGACTTAGAAAAGTATATCCAGAAAATCATTCTTATTTAGAATTAAGTTTTCCAGTATTTATTAAAAGAAATAAAATAATATCTTAATAGAATAAGAGTTTTATTTGAAAATTCGATGCTTGAAAGCATTGGAAAGACTACAAAGTGAAATTAAAAAAAAATTAAAAGGAGAGTGCAATAATGGCAAGTTATAATGTTAGTAGTTTTAAGGTAATTAATGATGGAGAATTTAAATTATTAGTAAAAAATACGTGTAGAAATGATAGTCATGGGGTACATTGGTCAACATGGGCAAATGGTAATAGCAAAGAAGATTTATTGAATGATGTAATTAAAAGAATGGGTTTATTTACTGAAAGTTGTTTATATAATAAAAGTGCCTTATCTAAAAAAATGAAAGATATAATTGAGTCTAAAAAAGATAATTTTAAATATATATTTGATTTATATGAAACTGAAGAATTTAAAAATGCTTTTCTTGAAATGATTAAAGGTAAAATTAAAAGATGTGATTATAATTACGAATTTAAATATCGTTAATAGAGGTGATTTTATGAATAATGAAGACCAACTATTTTTATTAAATATGTCCGAATGGAAAGATATTAAAATCAAAGTAAAAGAGTCAATAATAAATAAATTAAATAGAAATTTAAGTTTTGAGGAAGAAAAAATTATTCTGATAGCAATTAATAATAGTTTAATGGAATATAAGGAAATCATAAAAAACAGATTATAAATTGCTATAAAATGACTATTTTAAAAGGAGGGAGTATCATGTTAAACAGAATAAATAAAATACTTTTAATAATTGCATCTTTAATAATTATTTTAAATGTAAATATGTTTTATAAGGAATATAAAATTAATAAAGAAATCAAAACGGCAATTTACAGACAAGAGTTAAGAAACCAATATATAAACAGTCTAATAGAAAGAAAAATAGCAGAAATAAACAAATAAAGGAGGGTTGAAAATGGATAATCTTTTATTAATACTAAAAGCTTTTATTAAATCTAGTTGGCTCATTAGTCCAGTGCTTATTATTTGTGCATATGGAGCAATAACAGAATTAAAAACCAAACACTAAAACCGAGAAACACAAAAGATAAATTATTTTAAAATTAATAAAAATAAATATAATATTATTATTGCAATTTACATATAATAGTAATATAATAAGGGTAACAGAAAAAGTTTTATAGCACGTGGGAAATATTGTATAATAAAAATAAAAAGTTAAGGAGTTGGGGAGAATGAAAATTGGATACGATGGAAAAGGTAATGAATTAGAGGTTTATGATATTTGTAAGTTTAAAATTAACAAAAAGGAATACGAAGGAATGATTAGATATGATGAAGGAGAATATGCTTTTATATTTGAAATGTTAGATAATAATTTTCCAGCAGTATTGATGAATAAAGTAGATTTTGGTTCAATAGAAAAGATAGCTAATGTTTATTCGACTAAAATAAATTATAAACAATATGAGGATTATCGAAAGTTAATAAATCAATGAAATACAACTTTTAAACTAAGATTGGGAGTGTGTATATGAAATTATTAAGCAGGGAAACTTGGAAAATGGACATTATAACTTATGAATATGATGATATGATTGAATATGAAAAATATAAAAAGATGTTAGTTAATGAAGATTGTGAACTATTAGAACACTACAGAGAAAAAGAAAAAATTATAGCGAGATATAAAAGGGAATATAAATAAATTATAGCTTTTAATTAAGGAGGGTTAATATGAGACATTATAATTATCATGTTATTTTAACAGGATACCAAACTATAGTAAGTGCATTAAATAAAAATGAAGCAATAATACTTTCACAGGCTGAAGCAATTAAAAATGCTAGTAATTATACATTAGTTAAAGTAGTGAAATTAGATTAATAGTATAACAGCTAGAATATTCTAGCACCAGAATAAATAAAAATATAAAGTGAGGTGAAAACTATGGAAATGTGGAGCAATTATGCTTGTTTAGGTTATACTATTAAAGCATTAGAAAGTTTAGGATATTCAGAAGAAGAAATAGGAAAAATCAAAGGAAGAATGATGTATTATTTTGATATGAAGACGCTAGATGAAGCTAAAGAAATATACATGAATTCTTACTATTAAATTAAAAGCATTCTTTTATCTTATAATTTTAGGAGGGGAATATGTGAAACTAAAAGGAATGTCGGTATTAGAATTAAAAAATAAATTAATGAAATGCAATACAAAAGAGCAGATGATTTTATTACTAAGATCATGGAAGAAGGTAAATTAAAAAAATATTCAATTAGAAAGATATTTCTATATTAAATAAAGGGAGGGGAATTGAAATGAATCATCATGCTTTTATTAAAACCAAAGTTGGAATGGCTAAGACAAGAAAAAATAATTTAGGTCTTAGTTATATTAGAACAATTTACGGATTGTCTATGCAGGATTTAGCAAACGTAATAGGAGTATCAAAACAAACTATTAATAAATGGGAGAAAAATATAACACCAATTTCAAGCAAAAGATTAAATCAATTATATGAAATATTTAAATTAGATAAAGATTTATTTACTAAAGAAATAACAAACGATGATAAGGTATTAATTTTAGAAAATGAAATTAAAAGATTAAAATCTAATTAGAACCATAAATTTATAAAAACTATACTACAAAAGATAAATCCTAAGTAAAAAAATAATAAAAAAAGGGGGCTATCTTTTGGGAATTATTAAGAAGTATAAAGAGTTTGAATTTAAGCTACTTAGCAATATAATAGTTAAAAGTAATAATTCAAAATACAGAAAAATTAGGATGTTACAAACTCTTCAAAATGTTACGGGTGTATATAATGTTGATGTACCCATTTTAACAGAATACGAGAAAAAATTAGATGAAAGAATTCAAAGAATTTTAACAAAGAAAAATGAAGAAATGTACAACAGAATAAATTATTTAGATGATGAAGAGCAACAAACACAGGAATATATTCAAGAATTATAGCAGGATTATTTCCTGCTTAGTGGGCTAGTTTAATCTAGTCTAGTAATTAGGAAATAAATAAAATATAAACTATAAGGGGGAATATCAATGTGTATGGCTAAAAGATATGCAAAACATATTTTAGATGTATTTGATGATATTGAAAAAGAGTGTATTGATTTAAAGACTAAATTAAGGAATCTTGATGTTGCACTTCAAGATATAAATCATTATATTGAGAATAATAATTTCAATGCTAGTCAAGGTTACATATTAGCTAAATCTATTAAAGAATTAAGAAAAGAAAGAAGAAATATCAAAAATGAACTAGATACACTATCATATTTAAAAAAGAATTTTGTTAATAAATCTAAAAATAACTTGAAATCAGTAAATGGGCAAATTCAAAAAGAAGATGAAAAGTTGTGTTATTTAACTGAAAATAAAATATATAATCCAAGAATAATTGATTTAGATAATATTGATATATATGAAATATTAAATATTTTAAATGAAAAAGTATTACGACAGATAAATTCTACAATTTAGAAATATTATAAATGGGAGTGTTTAAAATGTTAGTACCGTTAACAGTAATAGCAATGGGTTTAGGAGTATTAAGCTTGTTATTACCAACCAAAGATAATGAAATATGCAACCATACCGAATTAAATGACCTTAAAGGTGATGGAATTCAGATAAGTAAAAATATAATACTTAACAAAAAAATGAGCAAAGAACATATATTAAAGGTAGCACCTAGTGGCTGGTTTAAGTCCAGGGGTTTTATTATACCAAATGTTAATAAACTTAAAAATTGTAGTATGATAGTGACAGACCCATCAAATGAAATTGAAGAATCATGTAACAGAAAAGATATTGTAACACTGAAGTTTAATCCCTTTGATTTAAATAACAGTATTGGTTTTGATCCTTTAGCTAATTGCGAAAATTCCTTTGATGTAAAACAAATCATAGAAGTATTAATGCTTAACAGCACACTTTCTGTAGCATCCGTTGGAAAATCAGAAAAAGCCGACTGGATACAAATGTCACTACCACTTATTAAAGCATATGCCATTTATAATTTTTATAAAAAGAAATATCCTTTTGACATTATGATTAGTAATCTACTTACTAAACCTTTAAAACCTAAAAAAGAAATACCAGGGGCATCTATCTATGAAGAAATAATGAATAGTGATATAGATGAAGCTAAAGTCGAATTATTAGCCTTCATGCAGATAACTCAAGCTCCACAAACACTTGCTTGTATTAGAAATACATTAACCAGTTCACTACAGCTATTTAATGAAATAAATGTTAAGAAACTATGCAGAAAACCCAGTATTGATTTTAGAGTTTTTAGAGAAAAAGAAATTGCATTATTTATACAGATTCCTGAAAGATACTCTAGACATTACAGTCCTATAACAGCAGTATTTATCCAGCAACTAATGAATAAATTACTAGATCACAATAAAGGTTTAGATGTATTTTTCTTGTTAGATGAGTTCACAAATGTAGGAAAGATAACAGATATAAATTCATATCTTAGTACATGCAGAAAACATAATATAGGAATTATAGCATGTATTCAAAATCTTACACAATTAAAAAGAACTTATGGAGAAATAGAAGGCGATGAGCTTAGAGAATTATTTAAAACTGTTATTGTTTCTGGTGGCTTAAAAGATTCAAATGAATATTTTTCTAACCTTATTGGTAATAAAGAGGTAACAGAAAATAAAATCAAGCACGTGAAGCCACTTATAACTCCATCAGAATTAAGACAATTACCTGAAGAAGAAGTTATAATACTTTGTAAAAATAAAAGACCTGTAAGAGATAAAATAATTAAATTTTAATATTCTATGAATATTTCTGATAAAATTGAGTATAATATAAATATAAATATAAAATATTTCTTGACTAAACATAAATATAATAGTATAATGAAATAAAAAGGAGTGGAATTAAATGGTAAACCCAATTATTGAGGAATTTTTAAATAATAAAAGAGGTAATAGAAAGTCCGAAAATACAATTAAGAATTATGAGATTGATTTATACCAACTATTTGATTATTTGAAAGTCAGAAAAAATGTAAATGAAATAACTATTGAAACATTAAAAAAAGTTAATCATCAAGATTTAATGGGTTTTCTAGCAAATATTAAAGGAAGAGATAGTAAACAATCTTCTGCAAATACACAAAAAAGAAAAAGAGCAACTATATGTTCATTTTGGAATTACTTAGTTAATAAAGCTGAATACTTAGATAATAATGTAGCAGAAAAATTAGATAAAATTAAAGACGAAGAAAGAAAAATTAAATATTTAAATAATAATCAAGTTAGAGAATTAATTAATACTATTAATATTAGTAATGCATCAGATGATGAATTTGTTTTACGTGACAAAGCAATAATCAGTTTGTTTCTAGCATGTGGGCTTAGGAAATCAGAATTATCTAGTTTGAATTTGAATAATATTCAAAACAATTTAATTACTGTTATTGGCAAGGGAAACAAAGAAAGATCAATACCCGTTTCACCCAAAGCAATGGAATCAATTAATAAATATTTAAAAGTTAGACCTAGAGATTGTGGAGAAGCTCTATTTATTAGTAATAAAAAATGTAGATTAACACCTAAAGCAGTAGGCGATGTGGTTAAAAAGTACTTTGAAAAAGCAGGTATAGACACTAATAAATTTTCAACACATACATTAAGACATACTTTTGCTACATTAACTTATAAATCTGGTCAAGTTGGTTTAGCAGAATTACAAGAATTACTAGGACATTCAAGTCCAGAGACTACAAGAATATATACACAAATAGATACAGAACAACTTAGAAAAGCAGCAAGTTTTAATCCATTAGAACAAATATCTTAAATAATTTTATGCATAAAAATAAATATAATATAGATAATAAAAGGAGGTGATATTAAAATGTTGAAAGTGAGAAGAGGAGAAATATGGTTGGCAAAATTAAATGGAAATGGCTCAGTACAAAGAGGTAAAAGACCTGGAATAATAGTTTCTAATGAAGCAAGTAATAAATTTAGTCCTATAGTCAATTTAATTCCAATAACATCTGAAATAAATAAAACTAAAATACCTGTACATGTCGAACTAGGAAAAGAATGTGGGCTACATAAACCAAGCATAGCATTAGTAGAGCAAGATATAACTATTGATAAGAGTGACTTAATTAAAAAGGTAGGTGAATGTACAAATGAAGTTATTGAAAAAATAAATAAAGCAATAAATATACAAAAACAATTGGTAGCTCCCATAGATATGATGTATATAAGAAAATTATGTATAGCCATAGAAGATACAATTAAATTAATAACAAAGTGTAAAACAAAGGGTATTGAATATGAAAATTGTTTATTTGAACAAGGGTTTTTAATATCTGATTTAAAAAACTATTGCGAAAAATATAATACTGATTATAAAAAGTTTTTATATAAGTATGTTAATGCTAACATTGATATTAATTTAAAAACTGAAAGGCTGAGGATGGTGTTATAAATGATAAAAAGGGAGACAAAAGAAGAATTTTTTTCTTCTGATGAATATAGAGTTGAAGTTAAATTTTTAATTTACAATACCAGAGAATATGAAAAAGGAATTGCTTTATCTTTGAAATGGTTAGATAAAATAAGTGATGGATTAGAAACTAATAGTATAAATGATTTGTGGGCAGCGTACTACTATATAGGAATTGGTTATTGGGGGTTGAATAAGTTTAAGAATGCAATTGGATATTTAAATGATAGTTTAAAGTATGCTGTTCACTCTGATATATTAAATACAATGACAATGTTGGGTTTATGTTATTTAGGGCTGGGTAACAAAGAATTAGCACTAGAGATGTATAAAAAATCACTAAAATCATGTGAAGAAATGAAAGATATTATTTCAGAAATAAGATATTTAAATACAAAAGCTAGTTTACTTCATAATATAGGCGAAATACTAGAACAAGATGAGTATTATTATGAGTCAATATTTTTATATAAAGAATTAATAAGAGTTGGTTTTTCAGAAGTCCAAGAAACATTAAACAAAATTGATAATAATTATAAGTATTTAATAAGATTATACATAGCAAAAAATAATATTTTTAAAGCTAATTCATTATTAAATAATATTTCAAGCTATGAATTAAGACAAACACTAAAGGAAGAAATAAGAAATAAAATGTTTGGTGAATTAAAAGTAGCCAACATTTTATAATAAAAAACTAGGAGGATGGTAACATGAAAATTTCAAAAGTATTGTTAGTAGCTACATTAATTGTAGGACTATTAACAGCAGTAGTATTTGCAGGAGGTAATGGTGGAATTAAGCCTATGGGTGATCCACCAAATGGCTACTTAGTAACAGAAGAAAGAGTAGCTTAAGCAAAAATATAATATGACTAATCAAAATAAGGTAGGAGTGAGCCGATCACTCCAATTAAAAATATTAAAGGGGGATGAAAATGTCGGAAATCTTATTAGATGAAAACGAAATTACAAAACTTGGTGAGAAATATGGTTGTAATTGTCAAACATATCCATATAACAGCACGATATTCATAACACGTAACAGCCAAGAATATGTAGCACACATATGCGATGACTATATTTTATTAAGACATATAAACGAAAAATGTAATAAAAAGGGTAAACATCACTCTCACATACAAAGAAGATATAGAACACTCCAACAGATGTTTGACTCAATACATAATCATATTCCAAATTATAAAACAAAAAGAAAAATAGCAAAAATAAATTCATTATTTAGCCAAATAAATTAACATTATAAATATAAAATATTTTAAAAAATAAGTATAAAATCCTTGAATTTGGAATATAATTACTATATAATTATAAATATAATAGAAATATGTTGAGGTGATATTGATGTTAATTGATAGAGCAATATTAGAAGATGAACTTTTATTGCTATTTGAAGAGTTTAATACAGATAAAGAAGTCAGAAACTATGTAATTGATAGATTAGGTCAAAAAGGAATTTTCAAAACAGATGTATCTGCAATGTTTGATAAATTAATAGAATTAAAAGGACTTGATAAATCTGTATTATATTTATTAAGCAAAGCTTTTTATGAAAAATTAGACAGAGGTATAATTAATCCTGAAAAATACTTTACTAAAACAGAGATTCAGAAATTCAAAACTTATGACTTTACTTTAGAGCAAGAAGAAATATTCCCTATAGTGTTAAAAAATGTATTAAAACTCAACGACGACCATTATACCACAGTCTTAGATATACAAACAATAGGTAAATGGTTTTCAAACAGAATAATAAAATATAATCCAAAAACACAAAGACCCAGAATCCAAAAACAAATTAGAGATAAAATAATAGAAATGAATGATATTAATCCTAAAAGAGTTGAAAAAATCGCACAGAGAATTGAAAAAGGTTTACAATTTAATAATTATATCACTATAAATATATTAGAAGATGGCAAAGAATATCTAGAATATAATGAAAATGAAAAGAAACTAACAATTTATAAAGGAGAATTAAATATAACTGATGGTGGTCATCGCTCCATGGCATTTCTTCATGTTTTGGCTAAAAATCCAAATATTAAATTTAATACAGGATTAATGATAACTCATTTTTCAGAACAAAAAGCCATTAACTTTATTTATCAAGAAGAATTAAAAGAACCAATGTCTGAAAGATTTAGAGAATCAATAAATCCTGATAGATTAGTTAATAAAATTGTTAATAAGCTCAATGAAACAGGCGACCTAAGAGGATTGATAACTACAGAAATAGATGTGATTAGAAATAATAAGGCAATAACTTTGACAGATACACTTGCAGATTCAATAGAATACCATTATGAGATAAAATCACAAAAAGATGTATATGATATTTCAAAATGGTTAATTGAATTTTTTGGTTTTTTAGTCGGGTATAATCCAGAAGCATTTAAACCTGAATTAGATTTAGAAAAATTTAAGGAGATTAAAAAGGAAAGTTATATTAGTTACAAAGATATGTTTATTGGATATATTGCTTTATCCAAAGTGTTTTATAATAAAGAAAATTGGGTAGATGAATTATATGAAACACTTGATAATATAGATTTTAGTAAAAATAATAGAGACTGGGAAGAATTATCTTTGACTCAGGACACTCTTAATAAATCATATATAAAAAGAATATCAAATTATTTTATTGAAAAGGTGGTGTAAAAATGACACATGTTGAGAAGAAACTTTACAACGAAAACATTAAACAAAGATTTATGGACAGCGAGTATTCTAAAGACACTCAATACTTCATAACCTATCTATTTTACAAAACTTATGAGCTAGAGAGCCAAATAAACAAAGATATTTATGAAATGAATGAAAGAGAGCTAGAAAGTTTACTGCGTGGGTTGCAATCACCATCATTACAAGCAATAGCAGTTAGAAGGTCAATTTTAGCAAATTATATTGATTGGGCTACATTTAAAGAAGAACTAAATGACACAAGGATTAACCTTTTAAGAAGTTTACCACAATTCCAAGGGGAAAATTTAAAAGAATTTGTATCCAAAGTTGCATTAGATAAGAAATATATTGATATTTATGACCTTGAAGAAATCGTAGATAGCATAGCATTAAACAGTCAAGATAGAGTTATTGTTCAGTTATTATGGGAAGGTATTAAAGGAGAAAGGATGTGTGAAATTCAAAATTTAAAAATTGATGATTTAGATGAAGTAAACAACGAACTATTCATCAAAAGCAGAAATAAAAAAATTAAAATATCTAGTAAATTAACTGAAATTATAAAAGATGCCTATAATGAAGAAGAATATAATAAATATTCAATTACTGATGGAGGACTAATAAGGGCTACTAAAGTTAAACTTAAAGAAACAGAATATATTATTAGGGGTACATTAAGATCTAAAAATGATTATTTAGCATATCCAACACTTCAACAAAGATTAAGCAGAGTAATAAATGAATGGGATGAAACGAGTCAAGTTACAGCAGAAAGAATATGGTATTCTGGTATATTCTATTATGCTAATGAATTAATTAAAGAAAATGGTGAATTAACTAATGAACATATAAAACACATCATGGAGAAATTTAATACACCTAAACACAAAGATTATCCAACATTATTAAAGAATATGATTAAAGAAAATGTAAAGAAGTTGTACCATGAGCAGTAAGAAACTGCTTCTGGTATTAATTAATAACAATAAATATAATAGTAAAAAATGGCAAAATTGTGAAATTATGGTTGAGTAAAATAAAGGGGGTAATACTAAAATTAGAAAGGTATGAGGAAATGAAAAAATATACAACACAGGATTTGAAGCGTATTGGTTATGGTTATATGATTCAGGAGTTATTTATAGAACAAGGACTTACTTTAGAGGAATTTTGTAAAACAGAATCAGGGAAATATTGGATTAGTCCATCAACTGCAAAACAATATATTAGAAGTGGTGGCGGAACACTAAAATCTAGAGTAATGGCTGCACAAGGATTGGGGTATACGGAAAAAGAAATAAATGTTTTAGTTAAAGGAAAGTTAATAAAAATTATAAATGATATTTTAGAAAATTTACATGAATATCGAAAAGATAAAAACTTTTTACTAACTCTTAAAAAACTAATAAATGATTATGATTTAAATGATTATGTCCTTAATATAATCAAAGAAGATATAAAAAATAAACTAAAGAGTATTAGAGGTAATATAAAAAAATATGATAATAATTATGTAATTAATATATTAGAAAAAGCAATAGATGAATTAAATAAAAGCTCAACATTAGATAATGTCGAAAAACTATTGGTAGATATAATTTTTGAAATGAATAATAATATTAACAATATTCACTATATTTCTATAAATACCTTAATAGAATTGAAAGATATATTAATGTTGACAAATGATGAATAATGTCGAAAAAAATATTTTGTTAGATTATATTGAGGTGATTAAAAATTTATTAGTATAATTAGTAATTTCATTGTATTATTTGGTTATTTTGTTATAGATACAAATAGAATTAAATTATAATTCGACAAAATTTGACTGCACTGAGGCTTTGATAAAAATATTTAAATTTGTTAGAATATTCTTGAAGAAAGGGGGTAAAAAATTTTGGTATAGCTATTAAGGGTAGCCATACCAAATACATCGAAAAAGTAATACAAATATCATGTTATCACAAAAAAATAAATTAAGCAAGAGGTTTTTACTTAAGAAGGGGGTTGTTTATTTTGGTTAATAAAAAATATAATAGTGAAAATTATTATTATTTAGAGATTTTAAATTTTTTAAAAAAGCATCGCCAAGATCTTAGAGAAGAAAATAAAAAGTTTTTTAGAAATAAAATAATGTTTATAAATTCAATAATAAAAAATATTAAACTAAATAAGGAATTAAGTCAAAATCAAATTGAATACATAGAAAATTTAAAAAAAGTTTATATATAAAATGACACTTTGACCTGGCACAATACGTTTAAGATGTCAGGTTAAAAATATTTATAAAAATAAATATAATATATATTGACTTATTGAAATATTGTGATATACTAGAAAGTAGGAGGGGGGATTTTATGGTAAAATGTTCGAAGTGTGGATGTATAAATTATGTCGGCTCAAAGAAAAATGAATTTACATGTGCTGGTTGTTATAGAAGAATGGTTATTAAAAAAGATAAAAATGGAAAGATAAAAGTAAAACAAAAAATTAATTGGTGGGATTTAATAGACTTTAGAGGTTTTATGTGGAAATATTTTAGATAGAATGGACATTTTAATGGGAAATTGGGTTCTGAATACGTTGCAAATACTATGGTGTGGGAGGTGAAGTTTTGAAAATGACAATAGATATGGATTTACTTAAAGAAATAAGTGATTTATCAAAGCAAGGTATATTTATAGAATATTATATAGTAGATCAATTGGATAATTGTTCTAAAGAAATGGTCGATAAAGGTATAATCCCTAGATACACATTTACAGTTACTGCTAAGAAAGATTGCATTCATTATCCCACAAAAGAAACAGATTGTAGTGCCGATAGATTAGAAGATGCTATAGAAGAAGTTTTTAACACAATTAATAAGTGGGTAGAATAAGTCTTTTATTATATTTTATTAAAACAAGCATACATATTAATTAATAAAATATAAAGGAGTGTTAGAATATGAAATATATAGTTTTTAATTTAGAGTGGAATACTGATCATCACAAAAGTAAATTTGAAACTTTGAAAGAAGAAATAATTCAAATTAGTGCAAGCAAAGTTTTAGATAATGGCGAAATAGATAGAGTAATGTTTAATGAATTTATAAAACCCAAAATATACAACAAAATAGAAGGTCATGTATTAAGAAAATCACGAACAAAACAAGATACTTATAAAAATGGTGATAATTTTTTAACTTGCTTTAAAAAATTCAAGAGATGGGCTAACAAACATAGACAATGAGACAATTGTTTGTTCATGGAATTATAATCATTTTGAAGTTTTAATCGATAATATTAAATACTTTATCCCCAGAGAAGATTTAAGTTTTTTAAATAATTATTTCTCTATTCAGGTAGTTTGTAGTGAAGTTTTTAATACCAATAATGATTTAGGATTGAAAAGTGCATGTAAAAAATTAAAGATACCATATGTTAATTTCATGGAAGATGCCCAGAGTAGAAATTTAAAATCTAGTGAAATTTTATCAAAACTATTAAGTGAGAATATGATTTGATTAAAACAAGAATTCAATTGGAAGGTGATGTAGTGGATGTAGAAAAAATATTAGGTATCAAATTACCTTTGTATCAAAAATTATATTTAGAATTAATGTCTAAGAATCCTATGGTTATATTTAGGAGAAGTTCTAAAACAGGATTGAATTTCATGTTGTTATTAGAAAAATTAAAACAATCTGCTGAGACGGAAGAAGAAAGATTGTTTTTTCAACAAATGCAAAATGAATGGGCAGAATTTAATGTGGATTTAAATTTATCATATTGGAAATAAGTCAATGAAAGGGATAATTTATCTAAAAATTGAATTTGAAAGCAAGTAAAATGAAGGTGTGTAGGAGTGTGCAATTATGAATATCATAAAAATTAACGATGAAGAAAAAATGAAAATCATATATGGATTGCCAGATGCGGGTTTTATAAATAAACCTAATGTAGTTTTAGGTTGGAACTCAAAGAAGGATCATTATGTTTTATTGAAGTGTAGATATGATTTATCAAAAGTTGATATAACGAGAATGAATTATTTAATTTTAACTACACCAATACAATATAATGAAATAAATAAAACGTTAAATAATATTGAAAAACAAAACATAATTATTACGTCTAACTTATTAAGAAGAAAGGAATCTATAGATATATTAGAATCTATATAAATGAAAGGATGGGTTTTATGATAAAAATAAATGAAGGTGATGTTTTTCAAGATAGAGATTTTAGATATGAGGTAATAAATTTAATCGATAATTTTTTAGAATTAGCTTATGTTAAAATTACTGATAAATATAATGGTGAAGCTAAGGGTTGTTGTAGGGTATATTTACATGAATTAGCTAGAAAAGAAAAAAATATATAATCCAAGTATAAATAAACTAAGTAAAATTAAATATAGTGAAGTATGTGTTGATATAAAAAAAATAATTGGAGGACATATAAAAATGGAAGATAAAATATTAAGTGAATTAATTGAGTTAGCTATGGAATGTCATATTAAATGGAAAGAATTGGATTCAATTGGAGTAAATTTTGATTTTTTAGGACATCAAAATGATAAGCTTGAAGAATTAATAATGGATTTAGTAAATATACCAAAAGATACAACTGTAGAATTAGAGTTCGATGATCCAAATATATTTTGTCGTGATTATTTTTCTGATTGGTTTAATCAATATTATGACAACGAGATTACTAAGGAAAAATTAATATTTAATTTAAAAAATTGGAAGTCACTTTAATAATTATTTGAAAAGTAAATTACAAGGGAGTGATTTTATGAGAAGATTTCAATGTCAGGAATGTGGTTGTAGTAAATATGCCAATATTGAAGGTTGGGGAGAAGATGAAATTGGAACTTTTACAGAATATATTTGTGATGAATGTGGAGAAATAACAAGAATATATGATGAATAAAAAATATTACTATCAAATAAAACTTAATACAGTCATACCACTCTAAACAAGTAATTACAATACTTACAACTAGATTATACTTTGAGTCTATGCTATAATAGAATTAGAAACACAGCAACACAAACTAATAAAAAGGGAGAGTGGAATTAATGACTACAAATAGAAAAGTAGTTCCTAAAGCTAGAGAAGCACTTAACCAAATGAAAGTTGAAGTTGCTACTGAACTCGGAATAAATAATTATGACAATATAGATAAAGGTAACTTAACTTCAAGACAGAACGGATATGTCGGAGGATATATGGTTAAGAAACTTGTTGAAATGGCTGAGAATAACTTACTAAGATAAGTAGGTTTAGGGGCTACTGCCGAAGTGGTGGTAGTCTTTACATATTGTTAAATATGGAGGGAGTTTTATGTATAAAGGAGATTTAATATTAAGAGAAATTAACTATAATAAAAGACGAGTTAAATGGTCTTATGATGTTGTTGCTGACAGAACAGGTAAATATGAAAAAGGTACAATACTACCTTGTAGAGTAGTTATGAAACATTTAACATTAGGATATAAAGTGGAGTTATTGAATGACAAAGATGAAAGTGTTTGCTTGTTAGGGAAGTTAGATTAAAGGAGGTTATAAATGATAGTAAAATGTGGAAGAAGAGAGTTTAATTTGGGTGAAAATGATGAAATTATGTATAATGGAGTTTGTTATCAAATAATAACTAAAAAATACAGTAAAGGTTTTAATAAATATATACCTAAAATTGCAAAGAATAAGGCAGAAAAAATGATTAAAGATGGAGTTTTGATATATGATAGAACTGAAACAAGAATAAATATGGAACTTAAATATTATAAAATTAATAAAGAATTTCTATAAAATTTTACGTTTATTGAAAGTGTGGTGGTATTTTGAAAGTTTGTGTTGTAATCGAAAACTATAAGACTAGAGTATTTAGTAATATACATAAAGCAGTAGAAGTTATTAGAGAAGAAAAAAAGAAAAATAATATAGAAGAGCTAGGTTGTGATGAAGAAATAAAAAACAATGAAGTTATAAAAGTTTGGTTATGTTACGAAAACAGCACATGTTATTTTGAAGTTATTGAAGTAGAGTAATTAAAATCGGATTTTTAATGGGTTTTTGGATTTTGGAAGGCAGTAATGCCAATGGTTACGGGAGGTGATGATTTTATGAAATGTAGAAAATGTGACAACACACTAGTTAAATCAAATATTTACTACGAATGTGAAAATGATTTTTATGAAAGGTATTTTTGTTTCGGCTGCGAGACTTTATATGAATGTTATTCAGACAGTGGGGACTATATAGAAGAATATTTAACTGAATTAGGGGAAATTGAATATAAGTAAAATTATAAAATAAAATAACTATTGTAAGCAGAAAGGAGTCAAGGATGGATAGAAGGGAAAGGAGATATTATTTAGTAAGTTTGTCATACCTATCATATGATATGAGATTGAGAACTATAAAAATATGTGTTCCTTCATTAAAAATGAACTCTGCTAAACCACACAATGGATTGATTAAATACCAACAACTATTCAGTTGTCGTAAAGAGCATTCTGAATCACTAGAATATGAATTAAGAAAAGCTGAGAGAAGAGATAGTTTTTGTGAATGGGTTGAGATTTAAACAAAAAACTAATTCTATAGAAAGGAGATTGTTATTGATATGTTATGGCATCATAGAGAATTAAAATTATATGATAAAGTAAAATTAAAAGGTGAAAATTTAGAAGGGTACATAGATGCAGTTACACAAGATAAATTCAGAGTTAGAATTAAAAATGGTACCTATAAATGGTGTCATAAACATGAGATAGAATTAGCTGATGATCAGAAAATTAAAGAAGAACCTAAGAAAAAGAATAGGTTTGATTATTTATGAAGAAAAAGATAGATTAATAAAAAGAAATATAATATTAAGAAAGGGGGATGATTTAGTTTGAATAAATATATAAATATTTCTATGTGTATATTTTTATCTTTAGCATTGATAACTATAATATATGCTCTAGGAAGTACTATAGTTAATGATTATATAAATAATGGATTATCTTCGGTAGTATTGAGTTTTATTATAGGTATTCCAATAATGTTGGCGTTTGGGTATGTTGCTGCTAGATTTTATAAGAAGTAAAGTTAAAAATTATTTTAAGTAGAATGGGGAGATGTGAAAATATGAGTTATGATATTAGCTTAGAAATTAATACAGGAATAAAGGAAGCAGAAGTAGTTAATATAGGAAATATGACTTATAATGTTGCACCTATGTATAAACAAGCATTAGGTTATTCATTAATGGATTTAAATGATAGATTAGCTGGTGAAGTAGTTAATGAATTAAGACTTGGAATAGAAGATATGAGAAATAATCCTGAAAAATATGAAAAATTAAATCCTGCAAATGGATGGGGGAATTATGAAGGAGCTTTAAAATACTTATCAAAATTATATTCAGCATGTTGTGAACATCCGAGTTGTATTATAAAGGTTTATTAATAAATAAAAATATAAAATTTATATAAAAGAACTATTTGATTGTATTTTTAGGAGGTGTATTAGTGAATATTGTTAAATTGTTAAATAATAAAGCTAAATTTTATGCTAAAGAATTATGGGATGTAGATTTTGATTTACCAGTAAAGGTAAGCAAAAGATTTAAAACAACACTTGGCGAATGTATTTATAATGATTCTATAGTCTTGTCTAGTAGGATTTTAGATAATGAATTATTTACAGATGATATATTATTACATGAATTATGCCATTGGTACTGTAAAAAATATTTAAAGATTGGGTGGACTGATAGTGGAACAAATTTTATTAAAGAAATAAAGAAAACAGGATCACATATGACCAATATACTAAATAAAACTGGTAATGAATATTATTGTAATAATAAAAAATATAAACCAAAACAAAGATTAATTGAACTCAATAAGAAATTCTATTTAAAAAACTAATTTGATAGAAAGGAGAAAATATTATGCATTGGGATGATTTAGATGGAAGATTAAAACAACTATACTATAATATCGTTACATCAGTAAGTTCAACAGTAAGTATGAATAAAGCAGCAGAAGCATATGAAAAAGCATGGGAAATAATGAGTGAAATAAATGATATATTAAAGCAACAATCCAAATAAAAAAATAACTTTGAGGAGAGATTTTATGAAAAAAATATTAGAAATAGAAAGTATGAGAAATGATTTATTTGCAGAATTTGAATGTGAGTGTCCAAGAGAAGAATTTAAAGATGATCCTGATTTAGCAAAATTATTTAAGACTAAAATAAGGCTCACTGGATATAATGATTCTTATTTCTTTGATGAAGTTAATAAAGAGCCAAGAGTTAGGGAGTGTAAGTGTGGAAGAAAATATAATATCCAATGGACTAGAAAAGGTGTAGAAGTAGAATTAATTAAGTAATTAAAATTATATTTTTATTAGAAAATAAAGGAGGATAGATATGAGTGAATTTAAATTTAAAATAGGAGACAAAGTTAAAGTTAGAAATGATTTAATCATAGATGAGGCTTATGCTATGGAGAATAGTGATTTTTACAATACTTTTGAAAAACAGATGGCAAAATATAAAGGTAAAATAGTTACCATAGACGGTTTTTATGGTAAAGAATATTTTATCAGAGAAGATGGAGGGGAATGGGGATGGACAGACGAGATGTTTGAGAGGTATATTATGACAGAAGAATTAACAGAATTAAATGTATGTGAGTTAATCGAAGATGATTACAAATATGTAATTAGATGTTATGAAGATACTACAGAAGTAATTTATATGGAAAAAGAAATTAAATCAAATAAATGGGAAGAAAAAGATAAATTTAATTTATGCTCATTACATGATATTCAAATATGTGAAAAAATAATTGAGTTAAGAAAGAGAGAATTAGAATTAAGATAGAATAATCTTTTTATTGGAAGTGAGGGATTATATGAGAAAAATTATTGTTGTTATACTACTAATTAGCTTGTTATTTATTTTAACAGGCTGCTTAGATGAATCAGTTGAGAAATATGAGTTAGTATCAATTAACCATATGGAAAATATTCAGGGAAGTGGTATGGGATTATTTTTTATTTGGAGTGTGCAAGTAGGAGAAGAATTAAATTATTGGTGTTATTTAAAAGATAAAAATGGTGGAATAAGTTTAAACCAAATTGAATATTGGAAAATAACATTTTATGAAGATTTAGAAGAAGAAGAAATCCCATATGCAGAGAGCGATGGTTATGTTTACAAAATACATATACCAAAAAATTCTATTAAGAAGAAAATAGATGTTGACATAAATAGCAGAGAGAATCAATAAAAAGAAAGTTTTATTTGAAAGGAGAAAACATTATGGAAAACAAATTAATTTGTCCTAAATGTAAAAGCGATGAAATATATTTTGATAGATTTGTAGCAGATGGATTAAAACCTTGGTATTGTGATGACTGTGGCTATGAGAATGATAGCAAAGAGAGTTTTAGGGAGGTAATTTTTAATGAGTAGTGGAGTAGAAATGGAAAGACATTTAATTAAAAAACAAGAGGAAGAAATTATATGTGAGATTATAGAATTATTAAAAAATAAAAAGTTCCGTACAGATATTTATACAGATAATTCTTCTGAATTGTCAATTTGGAGAGCAATTAGTATTTTGGAATCAACAATAGGAAGATTAAATGGCAGAGCAAAAAGTCAAAAAATTAATGATTTATTTTAAATAAAAGAGAGGTTTCATTCAGAAAGGGAGGATTAATATGTTTATAGGAAATATAGTTAAATTAAAACCTAATCTTAAAAGAAATAATGAAAAGGAACAAAAATTTATAGAGAACGCATACAAAGAAAAATGGATATGGTTAATTGTAAGCATGGATGATGAAGATATTGACTATTTAATAAAGCCTATGTATTTAGAAGGGAATATGATTGAACTGGGAGCAGGATTATTGGTTATGTCGGATGAAATACAAAGAGTAAAGATGAGCAGAGAACAAATTTTCAACAAATTAAGAAATATAAGGTGTAACTTTGGGTAAAATAAAGTCTTTGAAGAGATTGGTGGTATATATGAAAAAATATTTTTATTGTGAAAACTGTAAAACAGAAGTGATTGATTTTCAGTTTGACAGAGAACGAAAGGATAAGGATAAAGTAACTTGGATAAATTCTAGAGATGGTTATGGTAGATTTATAATTCATATTATACGCCCATTTTGTGGGGATGTATTAAATGGTTATATAGAAATAAGACCAAACGAAGATATAAATGATAAATATGTATTAGATTATTTTAAAGATGTTTTACAATTATATCAAACAAACAGAATATTAAAAGATATAAATGGGCTTAAAAATCAAATAAAACAAGATTTAATAAAAAGAAACAAATAAGGCGAGTTTATTAAGACTAAATGAAAGTGAGATTTTATAAATATCCTAAAACAAACATAAATATAAGATAATAAGGAGTTGAATTATGCTAAGTCCTGTAAAATGGGTAGGAAGTAAACGACAACTAAGAAAAAAGATAGTAGAATTAATACCAAAACACACTTGTTATATAGAGCCTTTCTTTGGTGGAGGAAGTGTATTTTTCGAGAAGGAACCTTCAAAAGTTGAAGTGATAAATGATTTAGACAATAATCTTATTAATTTTTATGAAGTATTAAGAACTAAGCCTAATGAATTAATAGAAAGAATTGAAGGAAGTTTAATATCCAGAAAATTATTTTTAGAATATAGACAAAGCAATTGGGAAGAATTAGATGACATTGAAAGAGCTTTTAGATTTTATTATATAACAAAGTGTTCCTTCGGAGGGTTATTCAGATTTAATAAGAAAGGTGAATGTAATAGTCCATTCGCTGGTAGCCCTAGCCCAAAAGCAAAAAGTAGCTTATATAGCAACAATACATATAAATTATTAAAAGAAAGCCACAAAAGATTACAAAATGCCATCATAGAATGTGATGATTACAAAAACATAATAAATAGGTATGATAGAAAAGATACATTTTTCTTTTTAGATCCACCTTATGATACAGAATATAGTTATGGTGTAAGTTTTAATTATGATGAATTATTAGACATTTGTAGGAACATTAAAGGGAAGTTTTTATTAACTTTAAATTCAGAACTAAAAGATAAATTTAGTGGATTTAATATTATTAATACTGAGGTTAATTATTCAGTAACTTGTAAAGAAGGTGATAATAAGAAAGGTGAAATAATCATAATGAATTATAATAATTCAAATTAAAAATGGGGTGTGAATATGGAAGAGAAATTTTTAGAATTTAAACTTTATGGTTGTATATTTACAGGAGAAAAAGAAGTATCTTTAGATGAATTAACAGATGCATTTATTGAATTTTGTGAAGATCAAGGCTGGAAGTTTTGCGGTCTTACGTTACCATTAGATATTGAAGAAGAATTTTAGTTAAAAAAGTTATTTTATAGAAAGGAGATTAAATATGCCTCCAGAAAATATGTTTAATTTAGGAGAATGTACATTCTTTATAAATGGTGAACCTATGGGTAAAATAGAAACTGTTTGTTTTGAGCTAGAAAAGGAAGATAATGAAATTCTAAATCTAAAATATTTATCTGATATTAATAGAGAAATAAATATAACTTTAGAAAATCCAAAATGGTTTTCTAATGAGTTAGGAAAACACTATTATTTAAAAGAGTATTCTAAATCATTGAGAATTAGAAAAAAGAATGAGAAATTATATCAAGCTAAATTTAAAAAATTAATGGGTAAATTATTAGGAATGTAAATTTTAAGAATGGCTATATTGCTGGGTTACAACGATTGAAATTTGCTTTAAATTCATTGTTTTAAATGGAAGAATATTTGTAGAAAAAGAAGAAGATATAGAAAAAGTAAGGCAGATAATAAAAGAAATGGATGAATATGAATATGAGTATTATTTACCTGATGATTTAATAACAGTATTCAAAGGCGAAAAGGATGTCGCTTATACTCATAAATTTAACGATATAGACCTAAATGATTTAATAATTGAATGCTGGAATAAAGGTATAAAAGCATTTTACATAATTTAAATGTCGGATACTAGAATTTTAGCGACAAATACAATTTTGAAAGGAGAATGAATAATGAGTGATGTTAAAGTTTATAAAATGAACGACTATGAATGGTGGGCTAGTAAATGGGATAAAGAGAGAACCAATGAATTTTATTTGAAAGAATATGAATTAGATGAAGAAGAAAATCCTGTTGAAGAAATTGAAGAATATGATTTAGATAAAGAAGGTATGTGGTGGGACACAATAGATAAACAAGATAGAGAGAAACTTGGAGATGCTGACGAATTAATAGAGAAAATGGATGATGGAAGTATTAAGTTTGGTAGCCTTATGAGAAGGGGCATTGAAGTTTTTAAATTTATATCGTTGAGAGAAGCATTAGAAAGACATGGGGACTTTGAAGAACCGTTCTGTTTAGCTAGTACAGAATGGTAATTAAATAAGATTTTAGTGGAGGTGAGAATATGTATAAAGATTATTTGATTATATTTGAAAATAATACCCATGACGAGATTATAATAAGTATCAATGAACAAGACAAAGTAAATAGACCTAATAATGAAGATGACGAAGATATTGTAAATAGTTATGTTAGACATAATTATGGAAATATTGAATACGAAGTGTATCATCTATCAGATATTGAAAGAGTATCACTAAAATAAGATTTAGTCGGGAAGTTGGTGAGGTTATGGGAGTTATAGAACTACCGGAAAATAGATGTGAATTTTGCAAGAAAAGAGAAGCAACTAAACAATGTGACAAGGTAGTAGGGTTAATGAGATATGCAGGGCATCCACCTAGAATAAATGGAATACCAGATTGGAGTATTCCAATGGAAAATATAATGACTTGCGATAAATTAATATGTGATAAATGTTCTACCCATATAACTGGAATGGATGTATGCCCTAAGTGCTTAAAAGAAATCAAGGAAGTTTTGGGAGCAAAGAAATAATTAAAAGTGAGGGGCAGAGATGATAACAGGAAAATTAATAACATACGAAAATAATTGTATGAGTTTGTCTTGTAGAGGGGAAATGAATATAGTTAACAATATTGTTACTTGTATTACTTTTAGAGGTTACCCTAGAACTCATGGAGATGGCTGGACATATTATTATAAAACAATAAAAAAAGGAGATAAAATTGATAAATCAACTATTGATAAGATATTAAGCTATAACGGCAAAAGAAATGTTATTAGTGTTTTTTATGAATAATTAACGAAAGTGAGGGCTAAATATGGCAGTTGAAAGAGTAGATTATTATTCTGATGAAGAATATCAACAGGCTTTACAATGGGAAGAACAAGCACAAATAGAAAGAATGGAAGAATATATAGCAGAACAAGAATATGAAAAGGAATGTGCTTATATAGAGCATCTAGAAAAAAAGGTTGAAAAACTAAAAAAAGATTATGACGAAACACTAAAAAGTTTAGAAACATGTATGGATAAATTTGTTAGACTAGAAGCACTAAATCGTGAATTAAAGCAGGTTTTACAGGATTTTATTAATGCAATAAGTAAAAAAGTAGCCTTAACTAAATATGATACGGAAGTTATAAATGTTAAGAAGAC